AGTTTATTTAATGGAGCAAGTTCATTTAATCAACCATTAAATGAGTGGGCTAATAATCTTAGTAATGTTAAAAATATGTCTTATATGTTTATGTTTGCAAAAAAATTTAATAAAGATATATCAAATTGGAATGTATCAAATGTTACTAAATATCATAATTTTAGTTTAGATAGTGGTTTAATTATTATGAATATACCATTCAAATTTAATTAAAATTTTCTGAATAACCAACTTTATATTCTTCTTTACCATCTTTAATATATACTAATAATGGAACACCATTCGCTTGATATTTACGCATATAACTGATGCCTTCTTCACTATTAGAGTCTACAAATTTAAATGGAATTTGTTTATCTTCAAAAAATTTTTTCTGTTTTAAACAAAATCCACAATGATTATTTCCAATTAACAATATCTGACCTTTATAATCATTTAAAATACCTGGATGTTTATTAGAATTTGAATTTTCATTTGAATTTTCATTTGAATTTTTAAATTTATTTTCAATTTCATTTAATGGTGTAAAACCCATTATAATATTTGGTTTTTCACCAGGTGTTTCTTTAATTATAGCTGGTGTACCAATTATACCATATTGTTTTCTTAAATTTTTTCCATGTGTACTTTCGACTTGTGCTAATTTAACTATTTTTCCTAATATTCTCATTTCATTTCCAATTAATTCTTTTTTCATTTTATTTGAATATGGACAATTATCATTGTATAACATTGTAATAGTTGTTTTTGTATTTTCATTTTTTACATTTGTAGTTTTATTTTTATTAGATTCACTAAATTTATCATTTTTATTATTACACCAACAATATACAATCATTCCTGTTATAACTATTATAACAATTAACCAAAGTAACTTAGATACAGATATATTCGATGTTAAAATATTGTCAGATGGTATTTCAGTAGACATTGGGACACTTGTTTTTGAAGTTTCGGTTAATAATTCTCCAAATTTTAAATTTTTTTCTAATTTATTCACAAAATTCATTCTTATATTATATTACAAAAAAATAAATTAAATTTATAAACAAAATTAAATTAAATTAATTACAATTTTAAAATAACATTAAGTGAATCAATGTATTTATTAAAAGAAACGAATATATTAATATATTTAATCAATGAATAAAATTAAAACTGATTATTCCGAAATAGAAAAACCCAATATTCTTTACAATATTGGTATTATTACAGATATATCGTGGGATAATTATCTAATGCTTTCAAATATATTAAATAAATTAGATGCAGATTATTATAGATTACATACTTTATATTATAAAAACACTTGGCTAATTCAAAGAAGTAATTCAATGAATATGACAACATTAATAACACATGCATCAGATGATATATATAAATCAATATGTAATTTATTTAATGTAGTTGACTTTTGGATAATATTTACAAACCATATTGAATATTTAACACCAAGTAGTTTGATATATGAAAAATGTTTAGAATTTAATTTTAATCATATAATTGTTACTGAATATTCAAAATCTCAATTGATTTATAACATAGAACAAAATGTGTTTAATAATTTTAAACATATTGAAAATAAAAAAATTAAAAAATTTTTAAAATTTGTATTAATTAATTCTTTAAAATTTAAAAAAATAATAATCGATTTTAAACAGTTTAATGATGATTATAATATTTTGTATAATGAAATACATAAAACTAAAAATTTTCCAGAATTAAATTTAAGTACACAAGATATACAAAAAATTCAAGATAAATATAATAAAATAAATGCATCAAAACATAAAATTAAAGTATTGTACGATAAAAAAGAAGCAAAAGTGGAAAAAATGAATAAAAAAATGTTAAAACAACAAACATTTATTGAATTTACAACAAATAGAAATAAATTTATTAATAGTTTTAAAAATCAATAATTTATTTATAAAATTGTTCAGCCTGTGTTAAACCTTCATAATATAATTGGATTATATCTGAATTTTTAATATCACCGAAATTAATCTTATTTTTAAATTTATTTGATACTATTATTTCAAGAGTATTAATATTACTTTCACAAGGTTTGATAGATGTTAAAGTTGTATTAAATAATTCACTTATATAATCATTAAAATTATTAATATTTAATTTTTCTTGTTTAAGTCTAATAGAATATCCTGAGTTATTATTATAAACTAAACCATCTATTGATTTTAAACATCCATCAACAAAATAATCGTCATGTATTTTAACAGGTGGTAATAATAATGGTATTGCTGCTGTTGCTTTTAATGTATCAATAATTTTAACATCTTTATATTCTTCTGAATTAAAATTGATAATTGTACGTTTATTTAGTGAAACTGCATATATATTAATATTTATATTGTATTTTTTAATAAATTCGGTTATTGTTATATCTATATTTTCATATTCTTTAAAAAAATTAATAAAATAATGTGAAAAAATTTTATCACTCAATAATGAATAACTAGTATTAATATTGGTAATATTAAAGTCCCACAAATTTTTAAAATCAATGTTTAAAAAATATTTTAATATATTTATCGGTTTTACACCTATAATATATAAAATTCCAATTGATGCACCTATTGATGTTCCATGAAATTCATTTAATAGTGTTAAGTAATTTTTTGAATCCAAATATTCTAATGCTCCTATAAAACAAAAACCCTTAAAACTACCACCACCAATCGACAGTGTTGTCATATAATGTTAAATATACATATAATTATCTTATAATTAAACAAATAAATTTATTATATTATTAGTTTAAAAACATCATAATTAAATATACTATCATTTTTAAATTATAATGGATAAATATTATCGTATATTAAATATATCACCTAATTCTGATTTAGAAACCGTAAAAAAAGCTTATAAAAAATTAGCTGTTAAATATCATCCAGATAAAAATCCAGATTTAAATGCTGGAGAAAAATTTAAAGAAATAACCGATGCTTATCAAAAAATTATAAATCCAGATAAATCAGAAGCTATAAACATGGATGATTTATTTGCTGATATATTTAATAATTTTGGAATGAACGGAATGAATGGAATGAATGGAATGAATGTATCAAATTTATTTGATATGTTTGGTGATTCATCTATTGATAATAATAATCAAAAGAAAGGTCAAGATATTTTTAAATCAATAAGTATAAATTTAAGTGATATTTATCTTGAAAATAGTATTAAAATCGAATATGAAAATCGAATTATTAATCGTAATTATAAACAATGTAAAAAATGTAATGGTTCAGGACACGTCGTTAATATGCAACAAATTGGACCAATGGTAATGCAAACAAGAAATAAATGTCAATACTGTGATTCTGGATTTATAAATTTGTATAATGATATTACAGATGTTTATAATTTACAACTGTCGAGAACCCATGATATAAATAAAAAAATAATTGTATCTGGTAAAGGTTTACCTTTATATTATGGATTACCGGGTGATTTAATTATTAAAATAAATATTAATACATATTTAGATAATGAATCTATCCAAAATTCTTTCAAAGTTAAAAATTATAATTTATATCAGAATATAAATATTTCATTTAAAGAATCATTAATCGGATTTTCGCGTTCAATTATATTGCCTGACAATAGAATAATTAAAGTTGAATCAAATATACCTGTAAACAATGATACAATTAAATACATTGAAAATGAAGGATTGTATTCTGATGATATTAAAGATTTTGGTAGTATTATATTAAAAATTAAAGTTTTATTACCAGTTCAATTAAATAATGAACAGAGAAATATTATAGAGAAATACTTTGATTGATTTAAATTAAATTAAAATAATTAATATTAATAATTTAAGATTAATGGATAAATTACCAACAGACATTATTATTGTAATTCATGATGAATTATACAAAAGAAATTTACCTAATTTTTCCAAATATGTTTTTTTTAAATCATCTATAAATAATAAATATAAACTATTTGATAAAATTATTAAATTATTAAATTATCCAGTTTTTAATAAACAGTCATTGCTTTATCATAATTTAAGAATTAAAGAATTGTACATAGCATATATTTTATATATTTCATCAAATTTATATAATATCAATTGTTCTATTGTTGGTTCAAATAATTCAGGCGTATTATATGTATTATTATATGATTTAAAACGTCATTATTTAAATAATAAACAAATAAAATATTATTTATGTGAAATATTAAACTCAATAAATTTTAATGTTAAAAATATTGATAAAAAAAATGAAAGAATATCTATATTAAATAATTTCATATCTGATATAAATAAAATTAATTATTGTTTATTAAATTATATTGATTTTAATTCAGGTAATTCTATTATATTTAAGCATTTGTTTAATATAATTAATAGTGATATGATTGTTTTTAAAGAAGATAATATAGATAATTATAGTTCTTTACACAATGAAAATTATTACATTCTGTCTAATATGATAATTCATCTTAATAATTTAAATTTAATTTCATTATATATACTTGAAACTGTAATATTAGATATTGTAAAATATAATAAAATTAAATTTTATAACAATTATTTTTATTATCTAAAAGATATTTATTTAAATGAATGACATTAATTAAAATTAATAAATGAATGAATATTGGTTTAATCTATTACCAGATGATTTACAATCGATGTGTGATCCAAGATTCAAATTACCAAAAATAAATAAAAAATTATTATATAATCCAAATATAAAAAAAATTAATAAAGCTATAGATATATTAATTAAAATTTGTAATTCTAAAATTTGTACTCGAGATTGTCATTATTTTAAAATTAGTAAATTAGTATTGTTTTATAAACTTTATTGTAGATGGTATACAACATTTGAACATGAATCTTCAATACCGACAATTATTAATAAAAAAGATGATTATAAAAATTATACTAAACATTTAATTTGTAATTTGTGTCCCTTGCTTGATAAAAAAGAAATATTAATGTTAATGATTTCATTATTTAATAGTTCTTCTATATCAGTTATTAAATTAATAAACAATATAAATATATTTTTATCACATTTACCTATTAATAGACATTGGACTGTAAATGAAAATACAACAGAAATTGGAACTAGAGAATATTTAAAATATTTGCTTATAAGTATTTGTACTATTCCAAATTTAGATAATCGTACATTTAAATTATATATAAATAATTTTGTAGATAATATTTTATTAAATATACCAAATTTAAATTTTAAAGAAGAATTAGACAATATCATTCATTACATAATTAAAAAAAATACAAGTGAAATATGTAAACTTATGTATGATGATTTAGAATCAGTTAAGATATTTTATTAATTTAGTTTATTTAGTTTTATTCAGTGTTTATTCCATCCTCCAACCTGAGTATCAAATGCTAAAGAACCAGGAGGCGCTGGCCACATCCAAGAACCACTTGAAATTCCAGTGCTTGGTGTTCCAGACCAGTGTTTACCTACAGATGGTACAGATGTACCAAAAAATGGTGTTGCGTAATGACATGTTGCTTGTCCGAATCTAGAATATTTTACTTTTTTAGCTTTAGCTTTAGGTTTAGCTTTAGCTTTGGGTTTTTTAACTTTGTGTAATAAACGTTTTATTAGTGTTTTTTTTCCACATAGTTCATTCTTAATAATAGATATTTTATTTTTAATAGCTAATGCTTGTAATTTTTTTAGTGGTAATTTATTTAATTTTACTTTTGTTACTTTTGTTTTTTTAACAAATTTTGAACGATGTAACATGCGTGAAATTAATTTACTTTTACTAATTGGATTATTTTTATAAATAGACACCTCTTTTTTTTCGGCTAGTTTTCTAAGTTGTTTAAGTGTTTTTTTATTTAGTGTTTTAACTATCTCAGTATTTTTCATAATAATATATATAATTAATAGTAAATAAAAAAAAAATAAATTAATTAAAAAATTATTTTAATTATCCAATAATGATTCCTGGAAAAAATTATCTAAACTACTTTTAGTACATTGTTCATTATCACATGGACTAGATGTTATATCTACACCACAATAATTTGATGATTTATCTTGATAATTTTTATCTGTCCATAATCCATTTTTAACCGCATATTTAACTATATAATCAAAATTTTCCTGAAATTCTTCGCCATGTCCATATGATACACTCATTATATGAGCTAATTCGTGCAATATAACAAAGAATGCATCATCCTGATCATGAAATGAACCATTCTTTTTTTCTATACATATACTAATTGGTCCTTTATTAATTGTATATGCGGCTCCCGAATCATTTGGTGGTGTTTCATTAATACTCGAATTTTTAAATCGATCGTATAAACGTTTTGAAACTTTTTCATTTGGATAGTTTTCATTATACATGTCATTAACAATTTTTGTAGCTTTATTATCTAAAACTGCCAAAAAATCTGCTTTTCTTTTTTGTAGTTCTGCAGTTCCAGGTCGAACTTTATATTTTTTATTATTAAAAGCATCTACTTCTACGCGATTATCATTATAAAATATGATATAAAATGTGTATATTATAATTAAAGTTAAAATTATTTCTTCATACATTATTATATATATAAATATAATGCTATATAATTATTTAATATTTTTTTTAGGATTTTATTCGTGGACTTTTAAACCACGTAATTATATTGATAGATATATTAATGCACAATATATAGCAGAATTACCACCTCCACCATTAAAAAATAATAAAAAATTAATTAATTATTTAGAAAATAATACAAATAGTCCGTGGAATACAATTAGTTTAAGTATAACATTATCAAATGAAATTGATTTATATCAAAGTATTAAAATATATTTATATCAATTATATTCATTTCTTATTTTTGTATTACTCTTTATACAACCACTTTATTTAATTATTAAAGCTTTTATAGAATTACATAATTTTGAAACTTTTTTAATTTCATTTTTATGTCATATTAATACTCCAATTAATTATTTGTGGGCAAAATATTATTACAAATATAATCATTTTATAAAATATTTTGTCAATTATAATTTAGATAATTGTAGCAATTGTGATAATATATTATTATTTATGCTATTTGGTAGTTTAATTACTATTATATTTAATATATCAATTAAATCATCATTTATAAATAATTATAATTTTTATTATATGTTTTTTAATGAAAATGTAAATGAAAATGAAAATGTAAATGAAAATGTAAATGTATTAACTTATATATTCTCTATAACAGAATGGATATATGCTCGTAGTTTATATGCATTAACAGCTAGTTCGTTTACAATTGTTTTTTGTAATCATGTGAATGAATTAATAACGTTTAAATCTCGGGTAAATAATAATGATTTTGAAATGGAAAATAATTATTGTTTAACTAAAATGATTACAAATATAGCAAGTTTAAGGCATAGTATTGAATATAGTATTGGATTTTATAATGATATAATTTCTTTTATAACAGCAACAGGAACATTGTCACTTGGATTATTTATTAGATATAAATTTAATAACATTACAAATAATAAAAAAATTGATATAATTGAAAATGATATATATTTAATTCAAAATTATTTTTTATTTATATGTTTTCAAATTATATTTTTTATAAATATATATCGCTACTCTAAAATACGAATATCAATATGTAAACGTTTACAAAGTGCGGAATTTATAAATCATTTTTTAACTAGATGGACTGTATCAAAAGTTAAATCTAAATGTACACATGATATACACGCTCATAAAAAAAATGTGAATGAAAATGAAGAATATATTAAAAATCAACATGAAATATTATTTAATACAAAAATATTATTATGTATAGATGAAGAAAATGCAACGACATTAGACTGGTTTGTTTTAGATAAGTTAATAAATATTAAATGGATGGATTTTAAAATAATGGGTATATCATTTGATGATGGTGAATTAATTAAAAAAACCATAGCTTTATCAAGTATATTATTAGTGTTATTTGGATACATTTAGTTTTTTTATTCTTGGAAAAGTTTTTTCTATTTTTAATTTTTTTTCAATATTAGCTAATTCAGCATTTGTTGGAACAATCTTATTGTTTTCCCAATTTGAAATAATTTGAATATTTACCCCAAGTAATGTAGCAAAATCTTTTTGACTTTTATAACCACAAGTACTTCTAGTTTGTGAAATTAATAAACCTAATTTTTTAGGAACTTCCAATTTAATTTCTTCATTTGGTTCTAATGAATGTTTTTGACTTATTTTTTTATTAATTTCATTATTTTTATTTTTATTAGATTCAAATTTAATATTCTTAAAATCTTGATGGTCCATTTTAATCAGTAATTAATAATATATATAAAATAATTGTTTAAGTATTTAATTTGATTTTAAAATGAATTTATTTAAAAATAAATTAAATATTTAATAATAATAAAATGGAACATCAAAATTTTCAAAATATCAATTATAATCCTGAAATAACAGAATTTGTTCATTTTCCTGACCCAAGAACAAATGAACCATTTAACCGAGCAACGCAACCTTCCGATAAACCATCAGTTGGTAAACATATATTTGCAATAGATTCAAGACAACGTGACTATACATTTTTCCCAAATCCAAATGAATATGAAATATTGATACCAGAACGCTATAGAAATGTTACGAGTATTGAATTAAAAGCAGCTATCTTACCTCGCACTGAATATAATATAAATTCTTGTAATAAATATTTAGATTTAAATATTGGTGATTTTATATCCAATGTTATTATTAATAAACATGATGTATATTATATTAACGCATTTAATAATAATCGAATGTTACCACCGAATGGTACCTATTCATTTATGATAGAATCTAATAAAACTGCAGATATAACCTGTGATATTAAAAATGGTAGAATAATTTCAATATCAATAATAAAAGCAGGTTCCGGTTATGATTATACTCGACCACCAAAATTATATTTATATATAGATATAAATGGAAAATCTGAACAAATGAATATTGATTGTAGTACAGTAGTTGGATTAGAAATAACATCTGAATTACGTGAAGGCCAGTATGTAATTGGCGGTAATCCAGAATTATATGTTCGAAATAATGGACGCGATGCAAGATATGCTGCACAAGACCAGTCTAGTGTTCCAGTTGATTCACCAATTCAATCTTGGGTTCCATTTAATTTATTAAAAGAACTAGAAGCTGGTATATCAAATTCTATTTTAAATGCAGATGTAATGAAACAAAATAAATCAAATACCGAATTAGTTCGCCACTGTTATAATCGTAAATCAGTATTTCAAACATCATTTAATACAGAAACTAAACATCTTCCATCTTGGAATGATGATTATCCATTATTATTTTCATCTAGAATTTTTTCTCAATATCCAGTTTTAGAAAATTATACCGATTCCTATATTAATTATAATCCAGATAATTTCGATGCAAATTCGTGTCGCTTTAATAGAATTAATTTATCAAATAATTTAATGTTATGTATAGAATCTAATAATTTACCAAGTAATTATTTTACCAATAATAATAAAATTTTTTATAACAATGTAGAAAATGATTATTCATATGAATTTGAAATATTATCTTATCATTTAGCTCCACAGCTATCACATGAAAATCAAACTTGGATTATATGTTTGAATTTAATAGATAAACCAATAACAAAAATCGATGGAACCATTGGAACTTTGAGTCAACGTAGTAATTTCTTAGGATTTAACATTAATGCATCTGGATATATTGATATCCAGAATATAAAAGAAGATTTAAATGAAAATTTAAATAGTGATATTACAAATATTAAAGTAATGCAATATGGTATTAAACTAGCATCCGGTCAAAATCAAATTGTCAATATTGCAACTATATTAGGTTTTGATAAATTAAATTATAATATAAATATTAAAAATAATAATAATCTTAATGGTTTATATACAAAAACAATTAATATTCAAACTGCTTCTAGTTTAGGACAAACTGGTATTGGTCCATTTCAATTTGGTGTAGAAAAACCTGCTTTACAAATTTCAGGATTAACATATAAAACAGAACACGATTATTGTATGATTGGTGATCCAGAATATGTTATTATGTCTTTTAGAGCAAGACATGGTAATGGTAGTAGTATTCCAGGTATTAATGATAGAGTAGAATCTCAAAATAGTACAAATTTAGATAGAGTATTTGCATGTTTAATATATGATTCAACTGTTCCATCTGTTTTACAAGAAATGTCTAGTGGTAATAATTCTAGTCCTATTATTAATTCAAGTGGTGCACAACAAAATGCAAATTGTACAACATATTTAATGAATAATGAATCAAGTGAAGAAATTAATACAGTTCAATTACGAGGTAATACAGGTATGCAAAATACACCATATCAAAAACATCCTGGTAATTTAAAAGCGATGAAAGGAACAGATTTTGATAAAAAATTAATTGAATTTCCACAACCAGTTGCACAAATTCACAAAATGTCATTAAGATTTTCTAAATTTACTAAATGGTCTCAAGGTAGTCGTGAAGAACTATATGATTTTCATGGTAAAGAACATTTATTATTATTTGAAATTACGTGTTCTGATTTCATGACTGGAAAAAGATTTTAAATACATAAAAAAATAAAAATGATTTTAAATGAATAATTAAATTTATCATTAAATTTATCATTTCATTTATCATTAAATTTATCATTACATTTATCATTACATTTATCATTACATTTGATGTAAAGTTTTGATGTAATGATAAATTAAATTTGATTGTTCTATATTTGTGTTAAGAATTTATTAATTAATTAATTTCAATGATTGAAATTATTTTTTTAAATTTTTGATTAATATTAATGAAAGTTCCATCTATTGTTAATTCTGCAATTAATCCAAATTTAGTAATCTTTTTCATGTTTTCTGGTTCAAATGTTTGTTTATGAATTATTTGTTCTGTTTCATAGAAGAATGATACTAAATTTGATTTAATTTCATCTATATATTTTGACCATTGTGAATCATTGATATCTACTAAACCATATTCTTTATCATTCATTTCATCTGAATCATAAATTTTTTTATTATAATTTTGAACAATTTTACCCTTTGTTTTATTCATACAAATTAAATAACCAATTAGTTGATATAAATCGTATTCATTTTTACGAACATTACGTTCTGTTGTTCTTGCTTTAATTTCAATTACAATATCATCTGTTGTATCAGCATCATGTCTACCACCAATCACATCTTTATCTGTAATGTTAAAGTAATACATTTTGTTATTGCCTTTTTTATAATTTTTATTTTCAATTGTTTTATGTTCCTGAATATTTCCGTTCTCCTTAACAAATTGTTTTTTTGCTGAATCTTCTAACACTTTTACTTCTTCGTCTGTGCAATTTGGACGCATTTCTTTATATTTTTCTACTACCTTCTCTGTGGTTGATTTAATATCCAATGCTGTAAATTTTTTTTTATCTATATTTTTATTAATTTCATTATATGCACATGACATTTTTTCATCTATTTCCATTAGTTCTTTTTCTTCTTTATCATGTTTAATTATTAAGCCAGTATCTAATAGAAAGTCCAGTAGTGTAGCTGGATTTATTCTAGCCCATAATAAAAGTTGAATTAGTTCTTTTGGTTCATATGGATTTTTACCAAGCGCGGCAGCAATGTTTGATATTTCTAAATACATGATGATGATGTTTTAAATTAAATTGTTATTGTTAAATATCTTTATATATTGTAAATTAAAAGTTAAAGTTTAAAGTTTGAGTAGGTATGGGATCAGTAACACCCGCATTATTTATTATTTCAATATTCGCTGCCTGTTTCTGCAATGAACTGTCTATAATTCTTAATTTGGCATATATATCATTTAGTATTGTATCTAAGCTTGAAGTAGTACCAATACTATCAGATTGAGAACCACCTGAACGATTAATCTGTGATATATTTATATCAATTTTACCATCTGCAGCATCAACTTTTAAAGACGCACCAGTATTTACATTTTGAATTCTGGAAAATTGGTAAAAATTAATTGCATCGGTATTTAGTGCAAAAGTACTGCCTAGCGCATTACATACATGAGCGGTATTTGCATACTTAGTACCGTTAATTACGAAAACAGCTACATTTTTATTTAGTTCATTTGGATCATCAAAATCAGTAGCTCTAGTTAAGTAATTAACATTAGGATCAGTATTATTATATACATATATACCATTTTCTTTTGATTCTCCCTGACCATTAACTAAAACTCTATCATTCAGTTGAAGAGTATAAGTGTCAATAACAGTATTCGGGACCGCTAAATTAATGGGGGTTGCAGCGTACGCCGCTACTGGTTCTAACCACACGAGATTTACATAAGTTAAATCATCGACATACTTTTTGGTAGCAGCATCGGTGTCATTACTGGGATCAGGAACAGTTACAGTTCCAGTCGCATTTATAGTTCCAGACGCATTTATAGTTCCATTCGTAGTTATACCTCCATTCGCAGTTATAAGTCCAGTCGCAGTTATACCTCCATTCGCATCTATAAGTCCATTATTCACAGTTATACCTCCATCCGCAGTTATACCTCCATTCGCAGTTATACCTCCATCCGCAGTTATACCTCCATTCGCAGTTATAAGTCCAGTCGCAGTTATCGTTCCACCCGCACTTATATCTGCAACCGTTTCTAAAGTATTAAACTTAGCATATAATTTTGTTAAGCTAGTACCAGGTGGTTGTTCAATTGTTTCTGTTAAAACGGAAGCTGCCATCGCAGCTGCAGTTAAAGCGTGAGGATTTTTTGCATAACTTATAGACGTATAAAGGTTATTTGTTCTTTCTAAGGTTGCAGCGGCATATTCGTCATCAATAATCGCACTATTGGTACTACTAATTAGATTTATTAAATTATTACCAAAAATGACAGCAGTAGTACCTAGAATATCACCATTTGGATTAGTAAAATTTGAAAGAGTAGTAGAAGACATTTTTATAATATAATTAAATTAAATATTTTTTTTTTAAATTTAATATGTTTTTTTTTATAAATTAATAATATCAATGGTTTCAAATTCTCAAAGAACCACATTAGATAAAGTTATTGAACTATCCAGAAGCAACAATTTATTAATAATAAAATTAAATGATATAATTATTAAACAACAACAAAAAATAGAAGAATTTACTAGTACATTAGATATTATTAATCAAAAATTACGTGTTTTTTCATTATACCTCAGTGAAATAAATTCTAAATTAGAAAAACAAAGTAAAGAATTAAACGAAAATTCAACAGAAATAAATTCTAAATTAGAAAAACAACGTAAAGAATTAGACGAAAATTCATTAGAAATAAATTCTAAATTAGAAAAACAAAGTAAAGAATTAGACGAAAATTCATTAGAAATAAATTCTAAATTAGAAAAACAAAGTAAAGAATTAAACGAAAATAGTTTAGAAATTGAAAATATTACTTTAAGTTTAGAATCGAATACTGGTATAAATAATAATAACATAGCTACTATTAAGAATGATATAAACGTAATACAGGAAACCATCGACGAATTAACTGGAACAATTGATTTTGTAGATTCAACATCATAATTTTAAATTTCAATTTTTAATTTAAATTAAAATATTTTTAGATTATAAATGGAACAGCAAAATAAACAACAAAGAATTATACCATTTCAAATTATTAATAATCAATCTAGATGTAATAATTGGAATGGTAGTCTTCCAATGATGCAATATGGTTTAATAGATAAACGTGTACAAGAATTAAAAAATGAACATAATAATATTGGATGGTTATCATCTACCACACCAGAAAAAAGTTCTAAGTATAGTATATTAAAACCCGATATGGAATATGCTAATTTTTTAATGCAAACACAACAATGTAATATTTAAATAAATGTATATTTATTTATTTTAATTGATTAAATAATTTTGGATTATTTATATAAAATGTTTCAATTTGTTTTTTTACTTTTGAGATTGTTTGTGTTGAGATTGTAATATCTTGGTTGTTACACTCTTCTACAATTTTTGTTAGTGTAAATGTTTTATCATTTTGAATATTATTTTTAATAAAATATATAATTGCCAAATATTTTTTATTATCTAATATTTTAAAATCAGTATAACCAAACTTAATTAATTGTGATTGAACAATATTAATTAAATTTTTTACTTTTAAAGGAATATCGATATCACATTTTTTTTTATCTGTTAATGTAAAATATTTTAGATATGGTGTATCTTTATAAATAATTTTTAAAATTCCATTATTAGCATATATTTCTGGTGTATTAATATTTAACAATAAACTTATTTCTTCAATTGTTATTTCTTCGGAATTTATATTTAAACCATAATATATACATAATGCTAATATAGCTAATTTATTATATGACTCTTTTTTTGGCATTTTATGTTTTAATTTATTAAAATAAATATACAATTCTAAACTAGTATTTAATACATTTTTTGGTAAATCACGGCCTTTTGATATAAAAATACGATTAAGTGTTTCTTCAATTTTAGTGTAATCTTCAGCTAATGGGTCTGAATCTTGTAACCATTGATTAATTTTATTTAAATCTACTTTTACATCTTTTCCATCTCTTTCTATAGTAACTATATTTTGTCCTGGTTCAATCAATTCTACACTTTTTTCAAATGTTTTTAATTGTTGTTCAAATGGTCTTGTTAATCCACAATTTTGACATACTTCTTCGTGTTTTTGTCTTAAAAAATCATCACCATTACATATTTGACATAATAAATCATTTTTTTCAGGTGTATCTAATGCATCAAGTATTATATCGGGTATATTATAATTTTTATTTATACAATCAAGTAAGATGTTTCTTGCTTGTTTTTTTGGTACGGAATTTATTTTTTTTTTAATTAGAAATTTAAGAGTTTCTGGATTTAGTTCATTCATTATTTACTTTTTATTTTACTTAATTAAAAATAATTTAATTTATTTTTTTTCTTAACATAAAAATTTGTTTGATATATATCAAACTTTTTAGATTTGCTTACATATTGTAATGGTGCTATGATGTTAAGTGAATTAAATATCTCATAATAATTGGATATCGTAAAATTATAATAATTAAACGATTCTAATATATATTCATATGCATTCGCAATATCATGAATACAATCTATATTATATGCTAAATTATTATTTATAATCGCGACTGAATTTAATTTAGAAACATTTAATACTTTTATACTAAAATTTTTCTCTTGTATTATTTGATTAATATCTAATTCTTTAAATATATCATATTCTATATTTAATACTTCATTTTTATTCTTTAAATTCAAATTTAAATTTAGATATGATTGTAATTGGTGAAAATTATAAATTAATGGTATATTTAAATTTTTATATAATTTTTCATTTAATTTGTCATTTAATTTGTCATTTAATTTTTCATTTAATTTTTCATTTAATTTTTCATTTAAATATTTAGTTCTATTTTGTAATTCTAAAAAATATATATTTAAATATATATTTGATAAATATTCGTATGATGGTTCATGAAATTTAATATGATTAAATTTTGAATTAATATATTTATTTGTTATTAATATATAAAAATTATTTAGTCTATTATCTATAATAAATTCTTTTATTTTATCATCAAATTTTTCAAAGTTTTTTAGTATAACAATATCAGAATTATTACTTTTATGATTATTTTCATTATATAAATATGATAATACATTTTTACTTTTTAATGTATAATTGTCTTTAAAATATTGCAATGATATATCAAATTCAATTATTTTATAATTAAATTTTAAAAATTCTATATGTTTTATCAAGGTTGTTAATTTACCACAAGATTCTGGACCATTTATAATAAATGTTCTACGTTGTTTTAATAACTCAATTAATTTTGGATATTCATGTTCTAATTCACTCAAAAATAATGGTTCATAATCTTTTAAATTAATATACATATATTAATTTAAAATTGTATAATTATATATATATATATTCTTTAAATAAATATAAATAGCTCCCACTCGGATTCGAACCGAGGTTAGTAGATTCAAAGTCTACGGTGATAACCAACTACACCATGGGAGCTTTTTATATTCATTTAATATTAAATTAAATAAACTTTTAAGTAAATTTATTATTTTAAAAGTATATTTTTGTATTTCCAAATTTAAAATGAGGTCCATATTTATCTAATTTAACAATTCTATTAGTATTAATGTATTTTCCATTTGGTTTTACGTTTAAAAATGTTGTTTCTACAATTTTTGGATTTAATATACCGGATTTCGCATTATTTAATCTATTAAATGTATCTATTGAATCAAATTTATTATTTTTTCCAAAACGTAATCTAGCATGTGCTGTTTTATTAAAAGTTGAACCTAAATCAGAAACTCTATTTCCGATTAAATGCATAGGACTATATTCTAAATTCGTAGCATTTTCTGTCATTCTATTTCCGCGTGTATCTAATGACCTTGTAGGATTTCTTAATGAACCTTTTGTATTTTGACTCAGATTTTTATTTGACATAATTGATAATAATAATAATATTATATAATATATTTTTTCAAGATTAATATATTTTTCTAGATTAATTTATTTTTATCTTAATGAATAATGGATTGTTTTTAATCCAAATTTATTTTCTACGATATACGGCTTAAATAATTTCGAGAACGTTTTACCATAAAAATTTTCTACATATTCATCTAATGTATTATAATTTTTAACACTACCAAATTTATTTTCTATTGGGAATAATCCAGCTATAAAATATGTGTCCTCTAATTTTGAAATAGCTTCATAATTTGCCTTAATATTTAATAAATCATCTTTATATTTAGATTCAGATAATTTATCAATTATAGTTTTTTTAATTTTTTCCGATACTTCACTAATAGTAAAAGTATCTGATGGTCCAGCCGTTCCATCTTCTATAATCTTGTCATCTAGTTTATCCCAATAACTTTTAATTTCTTCAAATTCTGTTGCGCATTCTTTTATGTTTAATTCTTCTTCTATTAATAATGACATATTTAAGTTACCATCGATAATTTTATATGTTAAGTAATAGTATGTAATAGTTTCATCAGTTGAACTTTCTATTAATACTGGAACATATTTCATTATTTTAGATAAATTTGATTTTTTATCAAATGATGTATTTAATTGATAGTCAAATGCTAAAAATAAATTATCTAATGTTTCTGATACTTCTTTTTTCATTTCTGAATCTGGGTTACATTCTTCTGCAAATCCACCTTCTTCGGAAGGAAATTTATCAATTGGATCATTATAATACATCCATCTTTTTAATTTAAAATTGAAATACCAGTAAAAAACAGTTTCGTTTTCAATTTTCTGAATTAAATATGGTTTATTAGCACAATATTTTCTTAGTGTTGTAACGTCCATTTGTCCTTTGGGGACAGGCTTGATGACATCTGGTATATCGTCTCCTAGACATGAACGTATTTGTTCGGTACTTAAATTTTTAATCATCCAATCAATAATTTCTTCATCACTTTTATCACGAAAATAGTCAGCTGTTTTTTGTGTTTTATCCATTATTAATATTGTTAATATTAAATTATATTAAATAATATTTTTTTTTATTTAATTTTTAACATTTAATTAATTTATTTATTTATTTATTCTGAAAATATCTTTCTGCTTCTTTATGTAATTCTAAAATTGTTTTTGAATCAGAATTAATTAAATTTTCTAATTCTGTTTCAGGTAAAAATTTATATGTATATATAATATCAATAATTTTTTTATCAATTTTTGGCCTAGATTCCTCTGATTGTAACATTTTTTTAATTTGAACTTTTAATTTCTGCGGTGTTTTGGGATTTTTCATTGTAGATTGTAAACATTTAAATAATTTACCTCTATTTTGTTCAGATTTTTGTCTTTCAGTATTAAATTTTATTTTATTTCCCAACTGCTTTTCTCCTAGTATTTCTATTCTAAATTTAGTCATTAAATTAAAATTGTTAATTGTATTGTTAAAATAATCACCTATATCTGGGTCAGTTTTATTTATAATAGATATAATATCTTCATAAGTTTCATTATTATTCCAACATGGAATATTTTCATATAATGTTAAGGTTTTTGATATATTTGTATCATCTAGTATTTCAGGATCTTTATCACGTTTAATTTTAACTAATTTATTTTCAGAAGACATTTCACACTCTGTAAATAGTAATGGTAAGTCATCCGTATTTGGATATGAATATATACGAGTTTGTATTTCATTAAATGAGATTTCAGATGGTATTCCTTCGCGTAAAAATACATTTAATGTATTTGGATTTTTAAAATAAATTTGAAAGTTACCATTTGATAAAGGCATAATATGTTCTTCTAATCTAATTATATTTCCTTTTTTATTTAAATCACAATCATATGCTGTCTGTTTTAATATATCATCAAATTCACTATTAATTAATGACTTCTTAAGTGAACTTCTTAACATTTTTTGCTCGATAGTAAATTGATTAAAACTTTTAAACTTTTTACTACCACTTGCTTCTTGTAATGCCTCTGTAAGTTCTGGATCATTAACCAATGGTAATATAGAATAATGTCTATATATATCAGTCCATTGTTCTTCAAGTGGTAATTGACTATGACTACAAAATCTTACTGCTCGAGCTAAAATTTGTTCAATTCTTGATTCATTCCACCATGGGTCAGTTATATGAACTTGTTTAACATTTTTAAAAGAAACACCTTCCATAATAGAACGTGTTCCTAATATAATTTTTAACTTGGAACCATTTTTATTTTCTAATGAATTAAATTGCGCTTTTGCTTTAGAAACTAAATCTTTATCTTGACTAGTTTCTGAATTCCATATAAAATATTTTGGTTTATCTTGTTCTTTATTATTACCAGTATATTTAACATATCCGCATGCATCTAATATAACAGATAATGCTTCTACACCAAATTGTAACCAATTTGAAAAAATAAATACTGGTCCATCAGATTCATGACTTAATTCTATAATCTTGCAAAATTTTTCAGAATAACCTTTATTTCTTATATAAGTTAAAACATGTTCATAACTTACTGGTTTAGGTTTAATATTTAATAGCTCAGTTTTGAATGCAATTAAATTTTTTTTAATTTCATTTGCTTTTAATTTATCTACAATATCACTTTTAATTTTTGGTAATGCTATGTTTGATAATTGTTGGGTATTTACATATATACCAGAAATTTTATCATCTGATTCAGTAAAATCATTTTTACTAAATAATTCTATCAATTTAGAATCTTCTTTTGATAATTTTGAATATACAGATGAATCACGTGAAATATCAGATTTTAATGCACGAATATATTCCGATTTTTGATATACAGACATTTTATGTTCTAATGTTATTACTCTTTTGTATGGATAAGCATTTGGATTACCACCTCGGAAATAAGATACATATCCGCTACATAAATATCTAAGTAAATCTTTATTAATTAAACATGAATTTTCATTTATAAAATTTTGACCTTTAACTCTAACACAATTATCATCTTCATCATATGAACCTAAAAAAAATGAATAAAACTTGTCTTTCGATAATGGAAATGGTATTCGTGGTTTTAATATGTTCATTGTTAAAGCTAATTCATAAGGATTGTCATAAATTGGTGTTGCACTAAGTAGAAGTATTCGTAATTCTGGATGAGCATATTGATAAATAGCAGTGTATAATTTTTTATACAAAGAACCCTCAGCACTGATTAATCTTTGAATTTCATCTATAACCAATAATGAATTTTTATTTAACAATGGACTATTAGTATCAGTTAAATATTTTTTTTTTAACCAACGACCATCTCTTTGAACTTGGAATAAATCATAAATAAATTTAGTATGACTTACAATTTCAAATACTTTTAATACTTTTGACATTATCTCATTTTTAAAATTATCATATTGATTTCCAGCTTCGTTTAAAGAATTTTCTAAATCACGAAATTCTTTATTTTTATCATTTAAAGGTTCTTTCTTTAATTTTAATTGCGCAATTTCCTGTGAAACTTTTAATTTATTATTAAGTATTCTATTATATTCATCTTTTAATGAAATTAATCTAGATTGGTCTTCAGTATTTGTATAAAAGTCTCCTTGTTCTTCTCCTTGTTCTTCTCCTTGTTCTTCTCCTTGTTCACTTTGTTCTCGTGTAATTACACACTGTGATGTACACGACCAGATTTCAGGGTTTTCATCTATCATTTTAAGTTCACCGATTATTTCATCGCGATATTGTTGAACTAATGGTGCTGGAACAACATATAATAAATGTATTTTTTTAGTTGTAGTTGTAGTTTTAAATGCTTCACCAACAACTAAACTAGTACATGTTTTACCTGAACCTAGACCATGAAAAACTAGTGAACTATCAATATTAGTTGCAGGATTAATTATTTGACCCACAAATTTTTGCTGAGGCTTTAGAGAATATTCTGTTGGATTACATAAGTCTTTATTATCTTCTTTAATATAATCTTCACTAAATGTAAATGGGGAATCTTCTGGAAATGCTGATACATATTTATCGTCTATAAATTCTAAAAATTCTTTATTATTAAATTTTTTTATATCTTTATAATTTTCAAATTTTTTATCCTTACAATCAATTTTATATTTTTTTTCTTGTTCTTTTGTTGGATATTTATATTGTAATGTACAGTTATCCATTAATTAATTAATACTTAATATTATTTAATTTCAAAAAAATCAATTAATAAATTTAATTTATTATTTTTATTTCAATTCATTATCAATCATTTTAATAATATTATACAATTCATATTTTAATTTAATCAAAAAATGATCCTTATGACTATCATATTTTTTATTAAACTTACTATGTACTTCATATTTTGGATTATTACGTAAAAAATCATTTAATTTACTTTTTAATGGTGCATTTTTTCCATATTTTATCTGTTTTGTTTCACGATTAATAACTGGTATTCTGGCGTTACTCACGTTACTTGCGTTACTTACGTTACTTACGTTACTTACGTTACTTGCGTTACTTGCGTTACTTTTGTAACTAATTTCACTGTCACATTCACTCAGTGTTTCAAGTTCATTATTAATTTTGAAATTATTAATAATATTTAATTCACTACATGTTATTTTTTTATTATATTCAATAGTATTATTTAAATGTAATTTGGTTTTTATATGTTTATTATAATAGTTTTTATTATAATACTTGTTACAACTTATACAATAAATATTTGAATTTTTACTTTCGTTACTTTCGTTACTTTCGTTACTTTCGTTACTTTCGTTACTTTCGTTTTTTTTTAAGTTTGATAGATGTTTATTTGATTTTAAATGACTTTTATAATCATAATTACGAGTATAATTCTTATCACATAAACAACATCTATACATTATTGAATAATATTAAATTTATTTTAAAATTAAAACTACAATTTAATATTATTTTTATATTTTAATAACTTATCAAATGAATAATATCATTATTAATAATAATAAGTTTTTTATTTTCATTATAATTTGATACAAAGTCGTATACAACAAATTCAATAAAACGAAAAAAACAATAACCCCATATTTTATCTTTATTATTTTTAATATTCTTAATAATATTTTTTTTAATAGTTGAAAATATATGTGATTTTATGCAACTTTTACCATTTATTGTAATAATGCATTCTTTAACAAACATATTAATTAATTAATTCATTTTTTTTATAAAAATTTAGAACTCTATAATTAATTTTTAATTTTGTTATATCAAAATTTTCTAAATATAATCCATCAAATGTTTTTACGCGTGATATTGCTACATACATTTGTCCACACTCAAATATGTCATTACCAATATCAACTATAACTTTATCTAATGTTAATCCTTGTGCTTTATGAATCGTAACACTCCATGCTAATATAAGCGGTATTTGTTTAACAGTCAATCCAGGGATTGTTTCACTCCTCCAACCATGTCTAAATACTGTCATTATATGTCCGTTATTAAATTTAACAATTGGATTAGATTCATTGTCAAAATCAATAATTATTCCTTGTGAACCATTTACAATACCGTTTTCATTATCAATATTTGCTATTGACATAACGAATGCGTTTTTGGTTAATTCTATATTATCTTCTGTTAGTGTTGAATTTTTAATAAAATTATATTCTTCTTCTTTTTCTATATTTGTTAAAGTATTTAATTTTTTAATCTGTGTTTTTGTCAATTGTTCTTTTTCTTCTTTAAATTCTCTTGAATACTTAAAAGTTTTATTATGATTTGTTTCATTTAATTTACTTAATTCTTCTAAATTAATCTGTTGTGCTTTCTGTTTAGTTGGAACTAATCTAGTTATGTTTTCTTTTTTGAGTAAATCATTAATCTGTTCTTTAGATAAAACGCGCGATTTTAATGCTTCAATGGATTTTTGACTAATTAAACCGATTCGCATATTAATCAACATTTTTTTAAATAATGGGTCTTTTTGTCTATATATTTTAGATAAATTAATAATTGTATCAAATGAGGATAAAAAATTTTCATTTTCAAAACAAAATAATGTAGAATTTACAGGAGGTAATTGAAAAAAATCACCAGTCATTATCAATTGAATACCACCAAATGGTTTATCATTTTTTAATAATGATTGACCTAATTTATTCAGTAGTGTAAATAATTCACTAGACATCATGCTAATTTCATCAATAATTAATATATCAGTAAAAAACCAATTGTAACTCTTAAATTTACTTTTGGCTACCTTCTTAATAATGTTGTCTACTGAACCATTTCCTAATCCTACCCCAGCCCATGAATGGATTGTACACGCATTACAATCTAATAATATAGCAGCAATACCAGTAAGTGCTGTAACAGATATTTTTTTATTGTTTTCTAATGCATCATTATAAATCTTTTTAATTAAATAACTTTTACCTGTTCCTCCTGAACCAGTAACAAAAATATTTTGTCCTGCTTTATATGAGTCAAACACTTTTTGTTGTTTATTCATTTAATCAAGTAATTCAGTAATCGTTGATTTATATAATTATAATATCTGGAGTATCTTTATATATATTTTAATTTAATATAAAATAAAAATAATATAAAATATTATTAGAGTTATTATAATAAATGGATATTGCTGGTTCAGATACTTATGATTTATGTGCTATGTTTATTGAACGGCGGTTAAATGCGGATGCACCAGATATGAGAATCAAGAGTACATATGAAAAAATACAAGACCTAATAAGGGACGAATTAGATCTTCCAGAAATAAGCGAGGTAAAACCATTATGTGATATAGTTCTATTTATAGCTTTTCGAATAATGTTATATTGTGATGCTTCTCATGATTTTTCATCTCAATTACCTGATGATAATTTAAGGGAACTTAAAAACGAGTTAATTGAAGATATAAAGTGGTATAGAAATAAATATTGTGATATAAAACTACAAGCCAACGTACAAAATCTACCTCCCGAAGATAAACATCTCTCCGCAAATGCTTTAAAAATATATTTTACTAATCATAAAATAAAAGCGAAAATATTTAGTTTAATTGTTAGTTGTTTAAATCCATTATATGATGAATATTCTTTGCAACATTTGGTAAAGCATTTAATGGACTATGAGAAAACAATAAATCCTAGAGCAACAAAACCGAATATTGATTATATTCCAAATGATAGTATTGCTAAAACCATTTCTAGTATTATTTTAAACAATATTTTTCTTATAAATCAAGAATCTATTGGTGAAACTAAAGATGAAGTGTGTACTTATGCTTCAAGTGGTTATTCTTTAATAGTAAAATATATTTATAACAACGTTTATGGTAAAACAGTAGGTCAAAATATAGATTTAACAATTGATCAAGAAAGTTCACCAAAAAATACACATGAATTATTAAGTGAAATTCGTGCAGATAGAAAACAATCATTGTGTAATATAGATAAAGATAATATGATGGAGAATGCCATAACTGAATTAACATCCTCGAATAATGAAAAACCACATACAATTCGTTTATTACAAACAATTGCAACATTTATGGATCCAGGTTCAAATTCTTTTTTACAGAATCGTAAGTATTTATCACAAAATAATGAAATAATACAATCAAAAGCCTCGCAGCTAGATAAATGGTATACTCTTAATTTTAATGGGATAGAAATAATAAAATATATTTACGCGCCTATTCCTGGAGACACTAATTATTCAGTTCAGTTTGCACAAATATTTCGTAATGAAGGACTAACACCACCATTAAAATCATTAGATACTTCAATTAGAAATATTGTGTCATCTATTATTAAAATGAAAACATTACCAACTTATTGCTCGTTTTATAAAACATTTGGTGATTTTAATCAAATTGTTGAATTTGCATTATATGAAAAATATATAGAACAAATATATAAAGGTACAAAGTCTCCGTCTCCAACATTTCCTTTATTTATGACTGGTGATTTATCGTGTAGTCTTATATCATCATTATTTACTCAAAATACTATATTGGAAGCAAGTTCACAGGATTTATTTGGTGGACTACAGATTTATGTAACAGAAAATGAAAAATTAAATTATGATTATTTTTTAAGAGAGATAAAACCAGGTATAAATACACAATATGAGATAGATGCTCTAAAGATACTTTTAGACATGGGAGGACAATTATCTAAAGAAGTGCTTGAAGAAGTACAAAGTAAAGCACAAAGTCTAACAACTACAGAATATCAAAGCGATAACTATCTAGCCGCTGTTCAAGGTTTGCTCACATTACAAAGTAGTGGATTTGGTAAATATAATAAAAAATTAAAATTAACTAAAACAAAAAAAATTAAATCTAAAAAAACTAAATCACCAGTTTTAGACGAAAAAATTCAAAAAGATATTAAAGTTATGGGACTATCAAAATATTTTAAGTCTAGTAAATTATCTATCAATAAAATTAAAGAAAAAATTAATAAACTTAAAACATTAGCAAAAAAATTCAGTTTAAAACTAGATAAATCAGTTATTCAAAATTTAAAGAAAATTAAAGAATTACACAAACAAGCTAAAAAATTTAAAATTAATATAACAAAGAAAAATAATAAAGGAAAACGTGTTTATAAAACAATTAATCAACTAAATACAGAAATTAAAAAATTAAAAACTAAAAATAAAACGAAACAAAAAAAGTAATTTATGACGGTTTAGTTCCTTTATCTAATTCTAAAACAGCTAATGTAGAATAATTTTGTAAATCAATTAGTGTATCGCGCAGGCTTTCTGTATTGACCACAGTAATTGACGTACTAGTAATATTTTGCATACGTTTAATTTTATCATTCATTCTAACTAGAATTCCAACTAGACCACATTCTTCAAACGAATTACCATAATCAGCATTTTTTTGTTTAAATAATTCATATCCTTCATCTTGAATCTGCTTGAATTTAATTGTAGTTGTATCTAATACTTCCATATTTATAATTTATAATCGATTAAATCTTTAAATAAAAAAAAATATTAAAATAATGAAACAATATGAAGGTCCTTGTTTAAAACATTGTTATTTCAGATATAGTTTATTATTTGGAATAATATTACAAAAGTTAATGATAAAAAAAAATGATAATGATTAAAAAAAAAAAATGATAATGATTAAAAAAAAATAATAATAATAATAATAATAATAATTAACCAAATGCATTTTCTTTAGTAATAACTAAGTATAAGAAATTATCATTATCTTTTTCTTGAGAATATAGTTCATACATTGTACTTAACATATTTACTAATTTATTATTACATAATATGAATATACATTCTTCTTCTAATATATTAATATGTCTTCTAAGAATATACATAAATTCTGACATTTTTAAATTAATTGGAACAAGATATTTATTTTTATTTATTTTAAAATCAGTTTCAATAGCATCTACTATGATTGGAATGCGTTCATTATTATATTTAACTTTAATTTTATGTGCATCTTTTAGTCTAGCATCAAGTGGACGCTGTTGAAACTCTTTAATGAATTTTGGTAGTTCTTTATTCATTAATTCATTATTTTATTTTAATTTTATTAAATTAATTAAATTAATTAATTTTCATCAAAATTATAATTAAACGCAGTAGACCAATCCCATTTACCAGATGCTAATGCTTTTTTGTATTTAATACTATTTTCAAATCTAAATTTTTTATATGAATCTTCCGCATAATACACAACAACCGGAACTTTTGTATCAAAATGTTCTAAATAAACAGGAAATCGTGTAATTTTTCCGGGTTTTTTAAAAACAGATATTTCTTTTTTAGGACTTTGAATATAAACTTCTTGTAGGTCACTAATTTGTAATGAAAAAATTACACCATTATATGCTTTATATAAAATGTACTTGTCATTATTTTCTGGGTCAGAATAATTTTTACCAATTAACCATCCACCACTTCTAAATGTACCTTCGGGTGCTTTTGATAAACTATTTCCATTTAATCTATATTTAAATAAACGACCTTTTGGATATAAAAAAATATCTGAAACATTTCTAAGTGAAACCCATCCATTTTTAGCTAGTTTATCAAAATATTTCTCTTCAAATGTTGGATCATAATTTACCATTGTTTGAATAGAAATATAATTATTTGGGTCATAACGTTCATCGTGTTTAGTATATTTATCTGGTATGTGCGGATATTTTTGAAGATCTTCACGAATTGCCGGAGAATTTAAATCCATACTTATTAATTATTAAATTAAAATTTATTTTTAAATTGAATTTTTACTATAAAAAAATATTAAATCTAAATTAATTTATAAATTTCTTCAATATATTTATCTAAATTAATACACGGTAATTTTGAATAATCAATTTTCAATAAATTATTACCATAAGTTTGTGGTTGTAATCCATTAACATTAATTTTATAAGGCCAATGACTAGTTGTTCTTTTTTCAAGAAAATATTTTAGTCGTTTATTCTGTTCTGCCTTATTATTTTTAGGATTATTTTTAGGTAAATAACATAAATATTGAACTAGTCTTTCTTCACCAGAATTAATATCTCCACATTGATTTTGATGAAATAATCTAGAATCCCAAATAACTAAATCACCTTTATTAACTTTTAACGCAATTCGTTTATCTTTAATTTCTTCTAAATAATCATGGTCTATTAAATTCCAGTTTTTTCCAGTTTTATTTTTTTCCTTAAAATACTCTTCGTGTAATAAATGACTTTTTTCATAAACAACAAGTGTCTTTTCTTGATTATCTGTTAATGAAACAAATGATTGATAACACTGTAAATCAGAACAATTAGAAGCCTGGTCTGTATGCGTCCAAATATTATCTTTCTTTTTAAAATCCTTTGGCATGTAACATGTACCGTCAAATGAAACAACTAATTCTTCGGTATTCCAGATTTGTTTAAAAACATTAATAATATTTGGATGAGTTCTTAAATACCAAGCGTGTTCTTGATGTCCAATTTCATGAAATTTAAATATACCGTGTGGATTAATAATGCTATGATTTTTGTCAATATCAGGCACTTGACACTTCCAATTAAAAAAAAGTAATCTAGCATGTTTAATCTCTGAATCGTTAATAATTTCAGGAATAATACAATAACCATTTTCTTTGAGTTCAGTGTGATAATGTCCTAACTGCATTATTATTATTAATTAAATAATAAATAAGGAATTAAAGTGTATTATTAATTGTAATTAATTCTTAGGAGTATCTCCCCACGTGGGATCGAACCACGGACACTTGGATTCCTGTTAATTTAACAGATTAAACCATTTACAGTCCAATGCTCTACCAACTGAGCTATAAGGAGAATACTCTTAAGAAGTAATATAATACAACATAATTAATTATATATATTTATATAATTAAACGAAAAATTAATTAAAATTAAAATTTTAATAAAAAATTTTTAAATTTGGGTCATTTTTGAATATTTCTTCAACAAGTATTTCAGAAGCTTCATTATCTTGTTGAAAATGTATTCCTCCTATAATTCTACTTTGTAAACCATTATATATAATATCATCGTAATTAGAATATTTATCTATTGTACTAAAAAATTTATAATAAGCACAATATAACATAGCATTTCCAGATGGATAACTTGGTGTATGAACTGTATTTAATCCAACTGGGTATAAATCTACCTTGAATTTATGTGCTAATTGAAATGGTCTAGGAGCATTGAATTTAATTTTATATTTTAAAACATAATAGTTACATATATCTAGAATATAATCTAAATATTTATCTAATTGATTTACAATTGTATTTTGATTATTTAATATATATCGATTTATAAATATATCTTTTGGATTGTCATATTCTTTTGCAGTATTAATTCGAGTTTCGTCATCATATTGATTACAATAATTATTTAATTTAATTATATCATAGATAGATGGTTCAATATATTCTAAATTAATATTTTTATCATAATTGGTATTATCAAATTTAAGTTTTAATTTTTCAAATTCATTAATAAGTTGAAGTGACATATTTCCATAAAACATTTATATTTATTGTTATTTAATAATGTATTAATAAATTTATTTTGTTTTATTTACTTTTTTATCTAATTCTTTTTTTATTTTATTTTTAATTTGATTATAAGCATCACCTGGTTTATCACTCATAAATATTTTTTTTAATTCTAATTTAGAAGAGGGTTTACTTGTATATGATTTCCAAACATCTTCTTTGATTTTATTTGAAATTTTAGTTGAAGTCGTGACTGTTGTTTTAGATTTTTTGGGTTTTAATTGTTTAAGTTTATCTTTAGTAGAAGGCTTTTGTGTAATAGAAGGCTTTTTTGGTTTTTCACTTTTTGGTTTTTCACTTTTTGGTTTAATAGATACAATTTTAGTAGATGTAGACATTTTAAATTTAATTTTATTTGTTAATTACAAATATTAATTATAATTAAAATTAACGAATAAATTTAATTAATATTATTAATATATTATTAAACGTATAAAATATGGTTTTATATACTGAATTATTAAATTATTTTCCACCTATCTATAATATAGGTACAAATGATCCTATTGCAGAAACTAATCATACATATAGTAGTTATAGTAATACCATTTTTCCATTAAAAAAAACAAAGATAAATGACGCTGATATGTTATATCAATTACAAATTGTAAGAAATGAATTGATACATACAAATATGGAAGAAGAACTTTTATTTAAATTAAAAACATTAATAAATAATTGGGGTCCAAAAAAATCAGAAAATCTGGGTTTAAATATAATAAATGAAAAAACAATTCAATTTATAAAAAATTTAATTAATCAGATTGAAGCTGATATAAATTATAGAGACAAAGTTATTAATTACGCAGAGAGTTTAAATCTTGAGCATAATTTAAAATTAAATGGAACTAAAGTATCTGTAGAACAATTAAGTAATATTTTAGAAAAAACAAAAATGAAATCATCAATTAAAGAACCAAATGTCGATTTATTAAATTTAATTAATTCATTAAAATTAAATTAAAACTTAAATTTCAATTTAAATTGGTACAATATCAACACCAGTTAAATCTTCATAATCTTCAAGTGTTTTCATGTTACCTAATTTAAAATTATCAATATCAATTAGTAATTCTGGGTATTTTTCTTCAATTATTTTTTTATATTTTTCTGGTAGTGTATTTAATCTATAATGAACTCTAATTCTAGATATTAATGTTAATTTTTTATTATATGTTTTTTTATTCCAAAATGTTTTACGATAATTACGATTAAAATTTGTATACGCAATAGGATAATTTGGTGACCAAAATGTCCATCCTCTTGTAAATAAACGCAAGGCAATATCCATTTCTTCACCAAAAAATAATTCAGGAGTATAAGGATCTATGGGAGCATCTATACATATATTACCTCTAGAAAATGAAAAACAAGCTGACCATGCATTAGCTTCATTAACAGTTAAATCGTGTGAATTATTTTCAATTTCAAAATCACTTGTAATTCGTGTAAAGCCATCAACGTTATTTATTTTATCAACTTTTAGTCCAGTTCTTATTTTATATGATTTAGCTTTTTTATTATCCATATTATATTCGGGTAGATATTGAGTTATACAACTTTTTGGTGGTAAATTATTTAGTGTTTCTATTAGTTTTATATCCCAATCTTTTTCAAAAACTGTATGTGAATCAATTTGTAAATAATATTCTTCATTGTTATATTGTTGTTGTATTAAAAATCGCGCATATGTTGGTCCTTTTGCATCTGTGTATTTAAGCCGAATTACTTCAATTAAATTAGAATATTTTTCATTACCGTTTAATGCATCGGAATCTCTAATATCATTTTGTTGACATACAACTATTCGAAGATTATTTTTATTTTTAGCATTATTAATCAAATTATTAATAGTATTAGGACATTCAGAATCTCTATAACTAGCTATATTTACAAATATTTTTCCGTTATTTAAAAAATTTAATTTATTCAAATTTTTATAATTAATTTTGTTATAATTAATTTTTAATTCATTGAAATTATTCATACATTTAAATCTTATTTTCCATCTATTCTCAGTAGATAACTGTTGAAAATCAGTATCAGTATATGATAAATAATCTTCAGTTAAATTTTCATAAGTTAATTTAATATTAACATAGTTAGAACAAAATAGTAAAATTAAAATTAATAACATTAATAAAACTAATAACGTTGATAATTTCATTTATTACTTGATAATTAATTTTATTAATTTTATTAATTTTATTATTTTATTAATTTTAATAAATAAATAAGTAAACTTTTATAAAATGATTACAAATGATTCTGAATTATTAGATTATTTGCGACAAAATAAAAAAATGGCTGAAAAATTATTACGTATTACACATTTGCTAACAAATAATATTAAATTACACAAAGGACCACGTGGTGGATTGTTTTATTATACAAATAATAATACAAAAATATATATAAGTAAATAAATTAAAAGTTAAAAAAATAAAAATAAATATTTTAATAATAATAATAATATAATAATTATGGGTGCTGAACAAAGTATTGAATCCGATAATGAACCTCAATTAAATCCAGGAGTTGTACAAAATGATAATACTAAACAGTTGCAAAGTTTAAAACAAAAATTTATTACTAGAGCTGACGATATTGATGAATTAGCAAAAACACTAAGTGAGAATAGTGATAATTTAGAAGTAACATTAGATTCTTATTTTAAAAAAGTTGAAGGAGATGAAAATTTAATTAAACAATTAAATTCTGAATTACAACAAAAAGAAACTATATTAAATAATTTAAATGATAAAGTAGGTGAATTTGATAATTTAAAAGATGAAAATAGTGAACTAAAAAGTCAATTAGAAGCTGCTAGAGAAACTGTACCATTAAAAGACCAAGAAACTCAAAATTTACGCGATGAAATAATTGAATTGAAAAAAACAATTCAAAAACTTGAAGATGGTAAACAAGAAAAATTAATAGAAATTGCAAATTTACAAAAAAAAACAGAAGAAGTTAATAATATGTATAAAGAATTATTTGCATTAGAAGATGAATTTGAACAAAAAATAACTTTTATAGAAAAAACTTTACAACAAACAAATTCTAAATTAATGAATGCAACAAATCGTATAACGCAAAAATTACCTTTTGGGGAATCAAGAGTAATGTTTATGGGTGAGAATGATCCGTATACAAAAATGATAGAAAATTTAAATAATAAAAAAATTAAAAAAAATCAATTATTTGGAGAAACACACATGGAAAATGAAAGCGAAAGCGAAAGCGAAAGCGGAAGCGTAAGTGAAAATGAAAGTGAAAGCGAAAGCGAAAGCGGAGGTGAAAACAAAAATGAATTTGGAATTGATGATGACGAAAGTGACAGTGAAAGTGACAGTGGAAGTGACAGTGGAAGCGACAGTGGAAGCGACAGTTTAGATAAGTTAATAAATTAAATAGAATAAACTAAATTTATTCTAAATTATCTTTATCAAGTTGATAAATTAAATTAATAACTTTATTTAGTGTTGGTGTACATACATCTACAGTCGCACTAATTACAGTTTTAGTTGGTTGTTTTTGTTTTAATTTATACTTAACAATATATGCAATTACTCCACCAACTGCGGATTTTGGTGATACTGCTTGTAATTGTACTTGATATTTTTTAAATATTTCATTGCAAATATTATTTACACTCCATGGTAATTTTAATTGACTACAATATTTAACAAAATGTTCAGAATCAGTATTTAAAATATTGATATACACATTGTTTTTTTCATTTAATATATCGAATAATACTTTTTCGCCTTTAGATAATGATTTGGAAGAACAATTACATATATCAAGTACATCATCTCTTTCAATTGGAATATTATTATTATTACAACTATGAATAATACAAGCACATATTAATCCTTTTCGAACTGATGCACGTGTTAATTTACCTGATTGCATATATTTTAACCATAAATTTTTAGCTGATTCTGAAACTGTTGTTGAAATATTTAATAAACTAGTCATATTATCAATATATTGCCCAATTAACCAATATGTTTTTTGTTTATGTGTAAATGTTTGTTGTAAATGTAATTTTCCAATTAAACTATTATTAGCCCATGGTATGCTTGTACTATTGCCTTTTGAATATGGATTGTCATCAATATACACATCTGCTCTCTGTGTATTTTTTTGATAATTACCACAATCATCTTTAAAATTATTCCACTCTGCTTCACCTGATACGGTGTTTCTTAATATCATTCCACATTCTTCACATACTAAATAATTTTCTTTATTTAAACTTGATGATTTGTGTTTACATATATTATCTAAATCACATGTTATTTTTTTACTGTTTTGAATATCGGTAGTTGTATTTTCTAATTCAAATGCTAAAGTTGCTAAGTCCCAAAGAGCTTCAATATTATCCATATTACTATGGCTTAAGTGTTCTATGTGTAGTTTATCCATTGATAACAATTTGAATTATTTAAATATATAAACTTAAACTTGTTTAAAAAATGTTATTTAAATATTTATAAAATTATAATATGTCTTTAAAAAGTATATTAAAATTAAATTTAGCAGAGTTATTAGTAGACAATTCTAAAAAAATATTTATTATTAAATTTACTAATAATAATTATAATCGTGATGAATTTATAACTCTGTTAGAATATTTTAATAATTTTTGGTTATTAGCAAATGAACAAAATAACAAATATTATATGTTATTTGATGTTAAAGAAATCGGAATTTTTCCACTTCAACAATTAGATAATGTTAAAAATATATTAATTTCATTAGAAGATATATTTAAAAAATGTTTACATTCATCTGTTTTATTAACAGATAATCAAATTGTGTTAAATATTATAAAACCATTATTAAATAGTTATAATTCTGTTAGACCATTTAATATATTAAAAACATTAGATGAAGCATACGTATTTTATAGTAATAACTCAAATTAATAAATAAGGATATATGTAAGATATATCTTGTGTTGTGTATTTATCTGCTATTAAATTTAATAGTCTTTTGTATATATAGTATTTACTATATTTAAATATATTATCTATTTCATTTATAATATTATATTTAATATTATATTGAATCGACCAATTATATTCACATAATATGGATGAACAACAAAGACAATTTTTAATATCATTATTTTTCACCATTATATTTTTATAAATAGTCATTATATTCATATTATTTATATGAATTTGTTTTGGTGGTTTAAATGGATAAACATCTGAATATTTAATTGTAATATCACTTTTCTTATAAATAAAATTAATTATAAATCCATTTTCAATAGCTTTTATAACATATGGAAGTTCTAGTTGTTTTAGTTCATTTAATAATCTTTTATATGTTGACATATCAAAAAAAACACAATAATAATAATAATAATAATAATAATAATAATAATTAATAATATATATATTTATTTATTTATTTATTTGTATTTGTTTTTGTATTTATATTAATTTTAAGTGCTAGATTAACTTAGATGTAATAAAATTATAAATTTTATCCATCATAAAATCATAATATGTACCATTACTTTCACAGATTCCCGAAGATTCATTAATATTTACATTTCCATCAAAGGTAATCAAATTACTATTGTTAAACGAATTAATCCATAGTTCATGATATAGATTACAATCAATTAAATATTTAATCGGAACATCTTCACCTTTTCTTGCACGTTTCATTATTCTTTCATGACACGTTAATGGATTAGTCTGAATATAAATAATATTTAAATTTTTATACTCAGTCGCGAATTCATCAAACCATTTCATATAAACTTGAAATTCAATTTGATTAATTTTTTGTGCGTCATATAACATTTTAGCAAATACATTTTTATCTGTATAAATTGAACGTTCTGTAATGATGATATCATATTTTTTTTCATTGATAGCATTTCTTAATTGAGATAAACGACTAATATAAGCATTCATTTGAAATACAAATGAATATTTACTATTATTTTCATAATAATTTTCAATAATATTTTTTCCAGTTGAATCAATAATTTTTTCCCATTTATCAACGGGTTCTTGTAAAAAACAAATATTTAGTTTTTTATTATTAGAATCATTTGAATTATTATTACAAGTACTATAATCTGTTTGTTCAGCTATTTTTTTTAAATTACCTTGAATATATTCGTGTTTTTTAACTTTTTTTGATTCTACATAATTTTCAAAATTCATCTTTAAATATTTTAATAATGTTGATTTTCCTGAACCAATATTACCATCAATGGATAAAATTAGTGGATTATCAGTATTGTAATTCATAATTTATGCAATTTATATAATTAAATATACGATATTTATTTAAGTAATTTTTTTTTAACAATTTTTAATCTGTTTTAAATGTGAAATTAATTTAATATTCGTAAGCTAATGTCAGAAATTAATATTGTATCTTGGAATGTTAATGGAATTCGAACAAGAATTTTTGATAATAAAATGTCTGGAACGTGTAAAAATAAGATTCGTAAATGCGATGAAGATTCAAGTTTACATCAATTAATTAATATGAGTAATGCGGATTTTATTTGTTTACAAGAAACTCGGTGCAGTATTGAAAATAGTAAGTGTCTAATTATAGATGGATATACAAGTTATTTCAATGAATCAAAACTGGAAAATGCGCGAGGTCCAAATCGATATTCAGGGACAGCTATATATGTTAAAAATGAATTTAATGAATTGATAAATGAAGTAAATTATCAGATCCCTGCAAATGATGAATTAACATATAATGACGAAGAGGGTAGAATTATAATTATTTATTTTAATAATTATCAAAATGTTCTAATTAATGTTTATACACCAAACTCAGGAACAAATTTTGAAAAAAGACTTAGATTTCAACATTCTATCTATAATTTTCTTAAAGCTGAATCTATAAATAGAAATGTTATTTATGCTGGTGATTTAAATGTAGCATATTTACCCCAAGATTGTCATTTTAAATACATTAAAAGTTCTACGTATAAAAAAATAAAAGGTCCAGTTGTTGGTATTTTACCCGAAGAATTGGAATTTATGCAGTCGTTATTAAAATTAGATTATAAAGATTCATTTTTAGAAGTTAATTACAGTCCAAATATTTCTGAAGACCAGCCAAAAGATTATACCGGATTTACATGGTGGGATCCAAAAATGAAGAAAATGTTTAATGAAGAAACTAATACAAATATGAGCATTTTTAGAGCATCAAATTATGGTTGGAGAATTGATTATATTATAGTAACAGTTAAAATAGAAGTATTGGAATCGAAAGTTCTTAAAACAGTTGGTGAATATACAGAACCAAACGCAAGTGACCATGCACCAATTTATTCAAAATTAAAATTAAATTAATTTGAATTAATTAAATGAATTTTAATAAAAATCAATTTAATAAAAAAATGAATAATAAGAATTTGAATGTTTTTAAATTTTTTATGTTTAAGTTTACTCTTTAATGGTAATATACGTAATTTTTTCACAATAACAATGTCTAATAAAGACTTTAATAAAGACTTTAATAAAGACTTTAATTTAAAATTTAATGTTAATGAATTAGCTGGAGAATCAACTGGTGAAAAAACATTAATACACACAGATGAAATTAATAAAATTAATTATATGGGACCAATAACGAGTGAAAGTTGTTATTATTTGATTGAAACAATGGAAAAATTAAAAACGAATAAAGATATTAAATATATTAATTTATATTTACAAAGTTCTGGAGGAAGTTTATTACCCTCATTTGGTGTTATTGATTATATGAAATCATCTAGAATACCAATAAATACAATTATTAATGGATATGTTGCAAGTGCTGGTTCTTTAATATCTGTTGCAGGATATAAAAGATATATGGGTAAAAATGGATTAATGTTAATTCATTCACTTAGACAAAATATAGGAGAAGGTAATTATAATAATATAAAAGATATATATGATAATTCAAATACAATGTCAGATATATTAAAAAATATATATTTGGATAATTCAAAACTAGAAAAAAACGAATTAGAATCTTTATTAGAACATGATTTGTGGTTAAATTCAAGTTATTGTTTAAGTAAAAATTTAATTGATCACATTTTTTAAATTTACAAATTTTAAATTAAATTAAAAATTATTATATTTATTACAATATAATTATATATCAATATATATAATAAATGACATTTACAATCAATTGTGATAAATGTAATAAATTATCATTTATTAAAGATTATAAATTTAATGAGGAAATTTGTTTAACATGCAGTGTCTGTGGACATAATGATATTTATTATTATACAAATTGTTTTTATTATTCTGTTTTTTTATCTAAAAGTAAAATTAAAGATTATAATGTATCAGTAGATTTATTAAATGTAGATAAAAAAAAAGAATACATAAACTATAATAATCAAACAGAAAAATTATATACATCTTGTTTTTATAGAAAAAGTTCAATGGATTATTATAATTTTACAGATAATTTTATAGATAATTTAAATTTTAAAAAATATTACAATGAAACAATTAATATTATATATGATTATTTAAACAAATAAGTATACAATTTACGTATAATAATAATAATAAAAATAATTAATATAATATATAATATATATTTTTATATTCATGGAACAATATAATAATTCATTATTAATTTTAGAAGATAAAAAAACGATGACACACGATGAATTAAAAACAAAATGGTCTAATTTTCAAGAACAATTTCCAAAATTATATATGTTATTAACAACGACACCTGATTTTGATTTAAAAATGTTAAAATATTTATGTGAAAATGTAGAAAAACATAAAACAATGTCCGGAGATGATAAATTAAATTTGGAAGTATCTGTTGGTAAAAAATTAGCAGATAAATATATATATAAACAAACTAATTTACCAAAACCAACACCTCAACAGGAATTATTTATTAAAGAACGAATTAAAGAAAAATTAAGTAAAGAAAATCCAGAACAAGAAATGCAAGAACGAATTCAAGAACAATTTAAAAATCAAAATTAAAATTAAAATTTACAAATTAAAATTAATACTAAAATTAAAATTTACAAATTAAAATTAATAAAAGTAATCAATCAATTAAATGAATATTTTTGTATTATCATTATGTCCGTATTTATGTGCTAAATATCATAATGATAAACACGTTGTTAAAATGATTTTAGAATATGCACAGTTGTTGTGTACTGCGCATCATATATGTGATGATAATCCAAATGAAAAATTATATAAGATGACACATAAAAATCATCCTTGTGCTATTTGGGCACGAGAAACTACCAGTAATTATGCATGGTTATACATGTTATTTCGTGCTTTATGTTTAGAATATACCTATCGTTATAGTACTTCAAAAATGCCTAATAAAAAACATACATGTGAAATTAAATTAATGATGATTTTAAATAAAATACCATCGAATATACCTACTGGTAATATTACTAAATTTAGACAAGCGATGCCAGATGAAGTTAAACATAATAATTCTATAATTGCATATAGACAATATTATATTAAATATAAATATTCATTTTGTAAATGGAAAAAACGAAGTATACCTGAATGGTATTAATTAATTAACGTTCTTAATTCTGCTAATATATTTGTACATAATACATTCATTTTATTTGTAGCTACATATTCAATTAATTCATCTATAATTTTTTCATCAAATTGTTTAATATTATTATTTACATATTGTAAAAAATTAGCGATATTATAATAAAATTTATCATTTTTAATTTCAAAATTTGTATTTCTAATTATATCTATTATTACATAATTTTTTAATTGATACTTTGGACGGTCATATCTAGGCATGTTATCAAGTTCTAATTCTTGATATAATAATTGTAATCTATTATAAACATTTGGTTCTGAAAAATCAATTTTATTAAAGAATTGTAATAAATATTCTGTTATTTGAAGAGGTGTTAGATAATTATTTATTTCTATTAAAGCCCAAGTTAAAATATCATTATTTCTAGGATAAGTAATTTGTTTGAGAGAGAGTTCATATCCGTGAAATATAAGCATTTTATCTTTAAAAACTTGAGATAATTTTTTAATTTTAATATCTCGAGTTTTTTTGTCTATAACTTTATATGAACATATTTGAGTTATTTTTTTAATAAGTTCATTAAATTTTTGTGGTTCTAAAAATAATTTTTTTTGTATTTTTGGAACACCTTTCATAGTTGTTTTTTTCTTAATTTCGGATATTAAATCATCTGGTAAAGTCTTTATATTAATTGATGACATTATTCTTTCTTATATAATATTAAAATAAATAAACAAAAAAAAATATATTAATAATTAATAAATGAAAAATAAAAAAGAAAACTTGAAAAATGAAAATAATTTTGTTAACCAAATATTTAAACGCGAAAATTTTGGCGTAAGTGGTTCTTTTGGAATTATTGTATGGATATTAGCTTTAGTTATAGTTTTTATCCAGAATGCACCGTTAACTGGTAAAATATTATTTGATTTTTTAATCGCTTGTTGTTGTGCCCCAATATATTTATGTATATTTATAATATTATTATTAATGAAAAAAACTAAATAAATAATAAATTTAAATTTGATTTTTATAAATAATATATGGTTTAATTATTAAATTTATTCTATGAATAATAAACCAAATATTATTTTTATACTTATTTTATTACTGTTATTAATTAGTTCAATTCTTGATTATGATAAATTAAATGAAATATCATCTGTTATAATAATATATTTATTATTTCGATGGATAACAAATTATAGAAAATGCACAATTAGTTATTTAGAATGTAAAATAAGAGGAGTTAAAAAAGAACAAGGATATTTATATAATATATTAGAAGAGTTATTTGATTTAAATAAAACAGATTTTATATATTTAATTTATATTTTATTTGGAATTATATTAATAAAATTGAATTATGATTATATATTTTAAATTATGATTATATATTTTAAATCATAATTCTTTTATTTATTTATTCAAATTTATTAAAGTCTTCATTCCACATATCTTTAATTGATAATTTACTTATTTTATCATGTTCTTCACACTTATGTTTATATTCTTTTTCAATTTGCTGAATCTTTTCATCTGTAAATGCAATACTTGGAATATCAAATAGATATTTATAATCTGGATTTTCATATAGATTCATTTTTTTCATATCAACCGTAATATCCTGTTTCTTCCTTTTGAATAATACAAGTGTTTCATCTACTACAGCTCTAATGAATTTAACCTTTGATTCTAGAATTTTAAGTTCTTTTGATATTTTATCTTGAAGATATTCTTTGCGAAGTTTGTGATATTTACATCTATTATTGTAGAAACTATACAGAATATCTTCAGCACATTCCATTTTTTGAATTTCACCGTTAGGCATAAATAGATGCATATTAGTAGCATTAATATTAGATGTCAACTTGAGTGTTTTTTCTAAAGAGCCATCATATTCCCATTGATTAATTGTTTGTTTAGATACTTTAATCTCAAATAGTACATCAGTTTCTGTTGAATTATTTTTGAACGTCACAATTTTATCTTCTGTTTCTAATTTTTCTAAGAATTGTTTATAATTTTCAGTCCATTCTCCAATTGGTAATTCTGTGATTGTCACAGTTGTATCTTTAACATCATATACACCATATGATACCCATTTATTTGTTTCAGTTTTGGTAATATATCCTTTGAAATTATTATACCATGGAGTTAATTCTGGAATAGTATAGTCTGGGTCTTCAATTAGTTTTTCAAGGCAGTATTTTAAATCATCTGGATTAAATGATGGAATTTTTGTAGAGAAACCAGTACCAATACCTTCTGAACCATTGATTAACACAAGTGGTAATGTTGGAATATAATACTTGGGTTCAATATCTTGTCCTTCTTCGTTTTGATATTCTAAAATTGGTAAATCATTTGGATTAAATAGTTGGGATGAATAGTTTGATAGTTTCGTATAAATATAACGAGGACTAGATGAATCTTTTCCACCTTGTAAGCGTGTATTATGTGTAATAGTAAAGTCTCCTAATAAGAATCTTTCATTTTTATCTATATACCATCCACAATATTTATTTACTTCTAGTTTATCAACTGTAAAATTATAATAGTATGCTTTATTATTAGAATATGTTTCTTTAATCTTTTTTCGATTTAATCTAACTGGTATTTCATCTAGATTATTTCCATAAATATTAATAGTTAATAATTTATTTTTTTCATTATCATAAATAGATGTAATAAATCCAAGACTTCCAGATATTATACGAATAGATTCAATTATATTTTTGTGACTATATGATTGTGTAATATTATAAGAATAACTATTGCCTTGTTTTCTAAGACAACCATCAGTATCAATTAGACCAGCTAATAATTGTAGTCTAACATCTTTAGAATTATATATGTAATTTTTAGGAACATGTTTATTCTTAAATAAATTATGTGCCTTGAATATTTGCTTAAATGGATTTAAATTAACTGCATTTTTATTATCAATGTTATAACCATTGCATTCATAATCATCATTTTCTTTTTCAAAGTGCCAATCGCATGCATCACAGTTATATTTAGATGTTTTACATCCAATGCAGTTTTCACACGAAGTGTTAATATCACCAATTGCTAGATTTTTATTTTTTGAACTTCCTCTTCTTCTAATGTAAAATGTATGATTTTCATGAGGAGGATTATTTTTACAATGACATAATTCACATCCAATACTGTTTAGATATAAAGCCCATTCTTTTACAATTTCAGAATCAAATGATGCAATTGCGTGACAGTCTTGATAACCATCTCCTAACCATGACCCCAGAATATATGGATTAATTGGAGTATCTTGATACTCCCAATCAATTGATGTTGAATTATATATACCATATATTTTTCTTTTATCGCTTTTTGGAATTGAAAGATAATCTTGGATATTTATATCAAATATGTTTTCATCCGGAATACATTTAATTTTTTCTAATATTTTTTCATATGCATCTTCTTTTGATAACTTACTTGAATTAAAATGTTCTTTTGATGTACTTAGATTTGTCTTAATTCCAATATGTTTAATTTTTTTATGAATGTTATCATAATAACTAACCCTCCATGAATTTTCCGATGATTTCCAATGAATTTTTTTATGATTAGTATAACAAAGAGTTAATATATGTTCGCTATTTACAATATAATAGTTATGTTTATAATTAATTTTATACATTGTGTCATATCCAGATACAACTTTATTAACAAGTCTTTTTGTGCCATCGTCACCAATTAACATATCATTTACTACAATATTTTTAGCTTTTTTAATTGTAGAATCCCACATTAAGATATCTGTTTCTGGGTCTACACAGCCAAATTGTCCACATGGTTCTAATAGATTCATGTTATTAGACCCTACAAAGTTTTGTGCCATATTGATAATAGTTTCTTGTAGTGAATTTTCACCATGGTGATATGCGGTATGCTCAGATACATAACCAGATAATTGAGCTACTTTAATTTCACTTGTTAGTTTTTTCTTGAAGCAGGCATAGAGAATTTTGCGTTGTCCTGGTTTAAGTCCATCTAGAATATTCGGAATACTTCTAATATTATCACTAATGGAGAATAATACGAGTTCTTTATTTATTAGATTAGAAATACTAACTGGTTTAGAGGTAGTATAATCAAGACCTTCGAACTCTTTTGTGTGTTTGCGAATCCATTCTTTCCGTTGGTCTGCTTCTGTTTTTTTAAATGCTAATTGCATAGCATCCGTATCTTTTTTAGATTCATTGATATAATTTAATACTTTAAGATTCTTGAAGTATTCTTTAGCTTCTTGAGATGTAGATGTACCAAGTCCCTTGTAATACTTGATATTCCAATTTTCATTAGATTTAATACTATTTTTCCAATTCATATATTCTTTGTGTGTATAGAATGAAAATAGTTGATTACCTCTTGATGCTTTAACAATTGGAGTAAGAATACTTCCAATAAAGATTTCTTTTAATAGATGTGGCCACCCAGCATCAATAAAATTAATTAGAAGTGCTTTAATGTGGAATCCATCATAATCTGCATCTGTCATGATAAGAATCTTACCATATCTTAGATTTTTAATATTTTTTGTATCTGTTTGAAGTCCTAGAATTTTTTTAATATTTAAAATTTCTTCATTTTTAGATATCTGAGCAAAAGTTGCTTCACGTGTATTCAGTAACTTACCACGAAGAGGAAAGATACCATAATAATCACGACCAACAACTGATAATCCAGATACTGCTGTAGTTTTAGCTGAATCACCCTCTGTAAGAATTAAGGTGCACTTATGTGAATCGATTGTTCCAGCTTTATTTGCGTCATCTAGTTTTGGAATACATAGACGAACAACTTTTTTACCATCTGTTTTTGATAATAATTTTTTATCTTTGGCTTCAGCAACTGCTAATAGCGAATCAACGAAGCCAAGTTTAATAATTTTTTTAATAAGGTCATCTTCAAATGTAAACCTGCTTCCAAATTCAGAAACTCTTGTAGTATGTTTATCTTTTGTTTGAGAACTGAATGTTGGATTATTAATTAAACAGTTTACAAATATAAATAATGAATCTTTAACATATTGTGGTTTAACAGTAATATTTTTATGTTTAGCTTGAATTTCATCAGTGCATTTTTTAATAATAGGTAAAATCACATGGTCAATATGTGAACCACCATCTGTTGTCGCAATTCCATTTACAAATGAAACTTGTTTAAAGGTGTCTTTTGGTGACAATGCAACTGCAACTTGCCATCTTGGACATTCATAATATACTCTTGGTGCCTCTGATTTAGAACCGATGTATAAATTAATATATTCGGAAAAGTCTTTATAGGCGATTTTTGTTTCATTATAATAGATATTAACATGTTTAGCTGTAATAGCAGAAACATCGTAGATTCTTTTTTCTAAAACAGCTAATGTGTCATCTTCATCTAGTTTTTTCATTCCAAATTTTTCAAAATCAGGAGTAAATGAAATTTTTGTATATGGCTTTGTTCCAGATTTAACTTTTTCAATTACTGGTTTACAGATTTCCGAAAGATTATTTTTGAATATTTGTGTATATTTTTGATTTTCATAGACTGTTTCAACTACGAATTCAGTTGAATAAATATTTGTTAATTTAGCACCTAAACCATTTAATCCACCAGTTGTTCTTTTTTTAGAATCATCATAATTACTACTGCTTAGAAGATTACCAAATATTAATTCAATTACATATACATTGTGTTCTTTGTGAATTTGAATAGGAATACCAATTCCATCATTAAAAACACTAATTGTATTATTTTCAATACTAACTTTAATATTTTTTAGTAGAGTATTACGCTGACTTTCATCTGAAGCATTTGTAATAATCTCATCGAAAATTTTATAAATACCTGGATTCCATTTTACATATTTCGAATTTAACTTTGTTTTTTCATTATTTAACACCCATTGTTCAGATGTGATTGTGGCAATTTCACCAACATACATACCTGGGCGTGCCAAAACATGTTCTATTTGTGTAAATTTTTTGTACGTATCTTCGACTGTTTTAGACATGGTAATGATTACACTGATAGTATCATAAATGCGAATCTTTTAAGTATTTTATTTTTTTGTAATAAAAACTTAAAAATAAAATGTAAAAACTTAAAAATAAAATGTAAAAACTTAAAAATAAAATGTATAATTTTTATCATAAAGTGCTGTTCCATATAATGAATTATAGTAGTCATCAATTATATATAATTGACACTCTAATTGTTTAATAGGACAAAGTTCTTTATGAGGATTTAAATATCTTAAATGCAAAGATTTATAACCATTCTTTTTTGGTTCAATTATGTAATTTTTAGAATATATAACTGTTCTATCTAATTTGATACGATGATAAAATTTTAATAGGTCTTCTAAATTATAGAATACATATCTAAAACCAATTATATCATATAAGTCGTAAATACCAGAATTCTTATTATTGTTATTATTATTATTATTATATTGATTAAATTTATGATTAATATTATTTAATTTATATATTGTACTTTCAAATGTTTTAACTCTGGCTGCGCTTAAATGACATGGTAAATTATTATCAATTATCAAATTAGATAAATAATTAGATTCTTCTTGTATTATTTTGAAACCATTTGGTATATAGCTACTATATACACTATTTACTAAAATACATAATCCACATAAAATATGTTTTATTTTCATTTATTTATTATTAATTAATATTATTTTTAAATTAGTTCAATTATTATAATTAAATAATTTTGTAATAATTATTTAATATATGTCTAAAAAAACAATATTAGTTACAGGTGGTTCTGGATTTATAGCATCTCACTTAGTAGATAGATTAGTTGATTTAGATTATTTTGTAATTAATTTAGATAAATTAGATTACTGTTCATATAATAATACATTAGATATTGATGGTAAATATAAATTTATTCAAGGTAATTTAAACAATTTAGAGTTATTAAGACATCTATTTAAAATATATGAAATAGATACTGTTTTTCATTTAGCTGCACAAACACATGTTGATAATTCTTTTTATAATTCTCTATCTTTTACATATGATAATATATCTGGAACACACACTTTATTAGAAGTTTGCCGTGAATATGGTAAATTACAAAGATTTATTCACATGTCAACTGATGAAGTATATGGAGAAGTTAAAATGTCAGATAAAATTAAAACGGAAGAAAGTTTACTTATGCCAACAAATCCATATGCTGCGACAAAAGCAGGCGCAGAAATGTTAGTAAATGCTTATTATATGTCTTTTAAATTACCAGTTATAATTATTCGCTGTAATAATGTATATGGTCCACGACAATATCCAGAAAAAGTAATTCCAGCATTCATTTATAATTTATTAAATAATAATAAATGTTCTATTCACGGAGATGGTAATAATGAAAGACATTTTTTATATGTTTCTGATGCAATCGAGGCTTTTATGACTATTTGGAATAAAGGTGAAATTAACAATATTTATAATATTGCATCACAAGATACTTCAATTAAAATAATTAAATTAGCTAAATTATTAATTCGAAAATTAAAAGATAAACCAGATAATACAGATAATTATATCGAACATGTTGAAGATCGTAAATTTAACGATTTACGTTATTACATATCATCAGATAAATTAAATAACATGGGATGGGTTCCCCGAGTTAAATTTACAGAGGGTTTAAATTTAACAATTGAATACTTTAAATCAAAAGTATTAGAAAATAAAAATTGAATTAAATTAAAAAAAAAATAAAAAAAAAATAAAAAAAAAATGTTATTATTTAATATTATAGTTTAAAAATGATGACGATGCACATTGTTGGTATTGTAGCGTTTATTTTAGTAATTATTGCTGTTTCACAGGGCATTTCATGCCATAACTGTGTAAATGACGATAGTAAATCTAAAGAAGATTGCCAAGGTGATAATGATATTGGTTATTATCTAAATGTATTTGTATTAGTTGTTGCATGTATTATGGTATTAGTTCATATTGCGTTTTTAGTTGTTCCAGATTTAGCTGAACAATATGTTCCAAAAGGATTACAGACAAGAGGTGCGGCTTTATCAAGTGCTATAACTGGACAGTCAGCTCCTGGTTTTGGACGTCGTTACAGATATTAAATAAATAAATAAATAAATTAATTAAAAATAAATAAATAAATTAAAAATAAATAAAAATAAATTAAAACATAATAAAAATTAAACAAATTAAATATAATCAAGTTTAATTTTTATTATTTTTAAAATTAATTATAATTATAAATGTTAGAATTTTATGAGTTTAATACTATAAATATATGTATTGTATTAGTATCAATATTTATTATTTATAATATATTATGTAGAATTAATAATAATACTGAAAATGAAAATGAAAATAAAAATTTAAACATAGAGTCATTATTTATAGCTGGAATATCTGGTTTAATAATTAGTTTACTATGTGCCTATTTTTTAACTGAAAAAGATGAAAAATTATTAACTGGAAATTTCTGGGACATTATACCAGATACTGAATAAATATTCTTCTTCTTTGTTTATTTTTTAAAATTAAAAAAATTAATAATTTTAAGATCAAAAATCTATTTATGAGTTTACAAATTAAAAAATTTGATCCTAAAATTATTGAGGAACGTAGGGTAAATGGAGCTGGACCAGCAACATGTGTTTTTATTGGTAAACGCGGAACGGGAAAAAGTACATTAGTTGCAGATATATTATATTATTTACGAAAAATACCGATGGGAATAGCTGTGTCTGCAACTGAGGATGGTAATGCGTTTTATGCAAATCATATACCAGATATATTTATACACACAGAATACAATAAAGATGTTATACAACAAGTTGTAAATCGGCAGAAAAAAGCCATAAGTGAACAAGATGATAAATCTAAAAAAGACCCTAAAAATGACGCGTTTGTATTATTAGATGATTGTATGTATGATAAAAAAATGATACGTGATCCCAATATCCGTGGCATTTTTATGAATGGACGTCATTGGAGGATAACATTTATGTTAACTATGCAATATTGTATGGATTTACCACCAGATTTAAGAACAAATATTGATTTTGTATTTGTATTGAGAGAAAATATTATAGAAAATCAAGATAAATTATTTAAGAATTTTTTTGGAATTTTTCCACACAAGGAAACATTTAGGGAAGTAATGAATTCATGTACTGAGGGTTTTGACTGCATGGTATTAGATAATACTTCGAGAAGTAATCAAATTAGTGATTGTATATATTGGTATAGAGCAAAACCAGATAGGAAATTTAAAATTGGTGATAAAATGTTGTGGAGTTATCATAATAAAAATTATAACGAAGAACACTCTAAGGTTGATGAACAATTTGATGTAAATAAAACAAAGAAAACACCATCATTAAATGTAAAAAAAGTTAGTGGAAAAAAAGAAAAACCTAAAAAATTAAAAACATAAAAAATAAATATAAAAAAAAATATGATTAATTTATTATAATAATAATAATAATAATGTTTGAAAACTTTAAAATTGAAAATATTCGATTAGATATAATTAATTTAATTTTGATACTGATAATTGGTATAATTGTTATTATGAATAGTTATAAATTATATAGTAATTTTAATAATAATAATAATAATAATAATAATAATAATAATTTAAAAAATAGAAAAGAAAATTTTACAAATTTTGAAGTACCAAAAGTTGATTGGAATATAGGTAATAAAAAATTTTTATTAAGTGATGATGATGGTAATATGGAAACTGATGTATCAATAAGATCATATATAGACGCATATATTACAAAAATATACGAAAATTTAAATAAATTAGGTAGTGATTTATATTATGAAATAGACCAAAATTACGCTAATACGGTAAAATTAGATAAAACTTTATTGTTATCACTTCCACAACCATGGAATAAAAATTCTAGAGAAGATGGAAAAATTAAACAATGGTCTTATATGACATCTGATACAGATTTAAATGAACCAACTAAAAATGAAATTGGTGTTCAAATGGAATCGGGCGGTGATAATGCTAATATGATGGGCGGTCATTGGAAACCAAATGGTACTATTCACGATTTTATTGGATTTAGGATACAACAAAAAGAGGTACCAGGTAATGATTGGGCTGATGTTGGTACAAGTTTTTAATAGTTAGCAATTAAAATATTAATTTAAAGATATTCTAGACAATTAATTAATTAATTATCAAAATGGTTCATCAAAAAATCGAACAATTATCTAAAATTCCACAATTTGAACAACGTAGTCCAGAATGGTTTGAACAAAGAAAAGATAAATTGACATCAAGTGATGCAGCAACAGTACTAGGTACAAATCCATATTGTAAAGAAGAAGAATTATTATTTAAAAAATGTGGAATAGAAAAACCATTTACAAGTAATATTGCTACATTACATGGTCAAAAATATGAAGATGAAGCAATTGCATGGTATAGTAAAATAACAGATAGAACAAATTATGATTTTGGTTTATTATGTTATCAGGATGTTTATAAAGAAAATAAAAATGTTAATAAAGAACATTTTTTTTTAGCTGGTTCTCCTGATGGTATCGCTATTAATAATAATGATCCAGATGAAGAACCAGTATTAATTGAAGTTAAATGTCCATTTAAAAGACCAATTAAAACTGGATATATTCCAGAGTATTATGTTCCACAAGTACAATTAAATATGTATATTTGTGATTTACATATAGCAGATTTTATTGAATATTGTCCAAGAAAACGAATAATTAACATAGTCAGAATTGTACGTGATGAAAATTGGTTAAACAAACATATACCTATTTTACAGGAGTTTTGGAATAAAGTTATTTATTATAGGAAAAATGGAATTGATAAACATGTTTCTTATGATAAAAGAATTAAACGAGAAGAAGAACGAGAACAAAAAAGACAAAAAAAACTTGAAGAACAAAAACTAAACGAAATTAATATAGATTTTAATGATATAAATAATGACGATGAATTTGAAAATGAATTATCTGCATTAAGAAATACAGGTTTTATAATTAGAGAAAATTAAAATGTTTAAATGTTAAATTTAAATGTTTAATTACAAAAAATAAGATATTTAAAGATTGTATAATAGTTAATATTAAATACTATGGGTATTAGAGGATTAAATACATTGATTAAAAAATTATGCCCAGAATCAATGATTACTAGAGATATATCATATTATAATGGTAAATCATTTATTATAGATGCTAGTATTCTAATGTATAAATTTAGACATATTTCAACAATGAATGAATCATTAAAAATTAATTCGCATATAATTGGTTTTATTAATAGAATTAAATTTTATTTGAATAATAATATTAAACCAGTATTTGTTTTCGATGGTAAACCACCAATAGAAAAAAAAAATACACTGTTAAAAAGACAGCAAAATAAAACAAAAATTAAAGAAAAAATTGAATTATTACAGGATATAGATTGTAATACATCAGAAGAAAAGGATGAAATTAATATAGAAATTAAAAAACTAGAATCACAAGTTATATATGTAACACGAGAACATGTAAATGAATGTAAAAAATTATTAGAATTATTAAGTATAGAATATTATGATGCTCCAGATGAAGCTGAAAAATATTGTGTTTATTTATATAAAAATGGATTTGGAGATTATATTGTATCAGATGATACAGATGTATTTACTTTTGGTGGGAATAAAGTTTTAAAAAGTTCTATAAAAAATAATATTATTGAAACTGATTTAGATTTATTTTTAACAAAAACAGACTATAAGTTTAATAAATTTATTGATTTATGTATATTAGCGGGGTGTGATTATTTACCCTTTATTCCATCACTCGGAATTAATACTGTTTATACATTATTTAAAAAACATGACTGTATTGAAGATATAATTAAATTAAATAAATATTCTATTCCTGAAGATTATAATTATGAAAATGTGAGAAAAATATTTACAGAATATAATTATGATATACCAGTTAAACAAAAATTATTAGATATTAATAAATATGAATTAAAAAAATTTTTGGAAGAATATAAGATTAAAAATACAATTAAAATATTAGATAAGTTTTAATTTTTTTTTAATTTTCCCTTTATGTTTTTAAAAATAAATTAATTTAAATAAAATTAGTAATATTTAAGATTTAAAATAAAATTAAAATTAATTATATTTTATTTAATTTTAATTTTATTTTTTAATTAATTAATTTTTTTTTTCTTTTATTATTATTATAATTTAAAATGGATCTCAATATGTTTTTCGGCGCAAAAAAAGCTAAAAAAGCTAAAAAACCAGTTAAAAAACCAGTTAAAAAAGCGGTTGTTAAATCACCAAAAGGTGGTGTAAAAGCTGTTGGTGTTGTCCACGTTCGTGGCAAATCTGGTAAAATGCTAGAACGTAAAGTTTTCAGAGGTAAAAAAGGTGGTCTATTCTACAAAACCAAATCTGGCAAAACATACGTTTCGTCCTCGCAGTTAAAACGCAAAGGTTCCAAAACTTCACCAAAACGTGCCCCCGCTAAAAAACCAGTTAAAAAAGCTAAAAAACCAACTAGATACGGTTATGGTCTAGGTCAGCCTTCGTTAATTGACATGATGGGTCCTGCTGGTCTATCAGTTGTTCCTCCTGCCCCTGTCAGTGCTAACAAATTCGGTTACATGAACTACTATTAAATTGAATTAAAATATTTAACTTAAATATATAAAAAATATATATAAATTACTTTATAATATGAAATATTAAATATTAATCTATATAAAATATACATATTAATATTTAATAAAACTCGAATGTAAAAATGTAATTGTTAATTAAATAACTTAAATGTTTTTAAAATTATCAATTTGAATATCTTCTTTGATATTAAATAGTGTTCTTTCAATTGTTCTTAGACTATTCGGATGTGTTTTATCAGTTCTAATTAAGAAAGGTGTAAAATTTTGTTTATCTTTATCGAAATAACATTCAACAATACATTCATTTTTATAATTATCTAAATTTTTTAATTTATCTACAAAATCTTTACCTTGTTCGGTAGAATATTTAATTTTGGCAAAATCAATTAATTTATTTAAATGATAAACTTTTACTGTCATGTCGTCCATTGTTTCATTTTCATTTATTTGAAAATCAAAAGTGTGTTTATTATCTGGTTTCCATTTAAACATTGAATATTGAGTTCCAGAAACAACTGGTAGTTTATTGGGCATTAAAATTATTCCATCTGATAATTTTAGATTATTTGGATCACAATAAACATTGTCAATAAAATTATTAATATCTGAAAATTTATAAAATGATTTTGTTTCTAGATTAAAAGTATTTGAAGACACATTTTTTACATATAAATCAAATGAAAATTTAATATCTGATAAACGAATATCGTGTGGATTTCTTGAAATTTTATTACCACATAGATATAATCCATCATGTACAGAAAATACCCATTTATCATCTTTAAATAAAAGTTCACCATCTAGTAATGTACCTTGTCCTTCGTATAAATTATGATCACATTCGATATTAATATTAAAAAAGTTTAATGCACGATTTACAAGAATAGTTTGTTTATTTTGATGTTTATCAAGCATAAAAAACAATAGAAATCTAGTTCCATCTAGTTTAAGAGTAATATTATATTCATATTTTTTAAGTTTTTCAAAATCTTTTTTTTCAATTGAAACTGGTTGAGGAGCTGGAAAAGAATTATCACCTTTAATATTGTAAGCCATGTTAATTGTTCTTGTTAAAAATGAAATAAACTGTTTATTTTTAATTAATTGTCCGTGTGGGCCATTGGGGATAATATTAGTGAATTCCATTTGTATAATAATATATTATATTCAAACTTTAAGTATATTTTAAATTGTAATAAAAGTATTTAAGGATTATTCATTAAATAATCATAATGATTCTTAAACAAGGAAAATCATATATACTTTTAGAATTTATACTGGAATTTTATAAAAAAAATATATCAGTACTTAATTATTTTATTTCACAAAAAAATGTTTTATCCCTTAGAATACTAGATTGGTTAGTAACAAACTATTCTAAAAAATATAATATTAGTTATCCTATTATTCGTAATAATCAAGAAATAAATTTTAATATTTATTTAGAATATAAAAATCAGTTAAAAGCCTATTCAAAAAAATTATTTGATCCATTTTGTAGACGCGAAAGAATTAAATTAAATATATTTACCTTAACATATGAAATACTTGATGAAAATGAAAATGAAAATGAAAATGAAAATGAAAATGAAAATGAAAATGAAAATTTTATAATAACAACTGTTGGTCAATTGAATTTTTTTAAATGGTTTATTGAAAATAATGTATTAGAATATGCAATTGATAATATTAAAAACATTGACAATGATATGATAAAAACATTAGGTACAAATAAAATTAAAAATAATTCAAAACGTAAAGAATTATCTATATGTGCATCTAAAAATATATCTACTATTCAAAAGAATATAATAGTAACATTTAATTAACATTTAATTAATATTGTAATTTTTACGAATATAATTTACATATCTAAAATTTATTTAAGGACTATGAACAATTAATAATTAATTTACAATGTTTAATAATTGGTTAAAATTAACAAATCAATATAAAAAAGAGAATGATGACCAAAAGCCATCACATTTATTATTAGATGGTGGAGTTTTGTATGTTAAAGATATTCACATGAATCTATTTTATCAAAAGTATAATGAAGCTATACAAAATAATGAAAAAATATATGTTGTAGAATGTAAAAAAAATATATTTAATTTATTTTTTGATTTAGATTTTCTAATAAATAAAAATGAAATGGAATTAAATATATTAAATATTTTTTTAGATACAATTAACACTACAATTAAAGATTTTTATAATTGTTATCATAAATGTATAATTACAACAGCTGATATTAAAATAATTAATAAAATAATTAAAAACGAAGAAGAACCAGGTAAAGTATATAATAAAGAATTTTATAAAAAAGGTTATCATCTTCATTTTCCAGATATTAAAGTAAATATAAAAACAGCATTAGATATTAGAAAAAAAATATTAGCTGATTTAAATTATATTATTAAAACTGTTTATGGTAATAATTTAGAATCAATTGTAAATAATTGTATAGATATTGTAGACGAAAGTGTTTTTAAAGGTAGTGGTTTAAGATTAACAGGTTCTAGAAAAGGACATTTTATATCTCAGACAAAAGAATGGGAAGATGAAGGTAGAGAATATAAATTATATGATGTATTAATTGAAAATAAATCATGTATTAAAGAATTTGATAATTTAAACAGCAATTATTTAGAATTAATAAGACAGACATCTATAATAACATTAGAAGATAAAATTACACCTTTTAATTATGTAAATATTGCTGAAGAATGTGAAATGTCTCCTGATGAAGAAAATATGAATGTTAATGTTGGTTCATGGGTTAAATTAGATAAAACTTCCATTAATTATATTGAAATCAAAAAATTTTTCAATTTATATGTTAAAGGATATTATGATAAAGATATTAAAAGAATTTATGTTTCTGACAACAATAAAACATATCTTATAAATAGTAAAAGTAAATATTGTCAAAATATCGGGAGAAATCATAATTCAGAACATATTTATTTTCTATTAACTTCAACAGGAATTGTACAAAAATGTTTTTGTAAATGTAATACATTAGATGATAGAAAATATGGATATTGTAAAGATTTTTCGAGTAATTCAATACCTTGTACACCATACTTAATGAAACTATTAAATTTTAAAATAGATAAAAGTGAAATTGTGTTGAAAGTTGACAGTAGTGGTTCACGAGATATGCTAATTGATTCTACACGTGATTTATTCTATAATATTTTTACTAATAAAAAAGATTTACAATCAAAAAAGAAAAAAATTAATAAATAAATTTAATTAAATTAACATTCTAATTATAATAAATATAATAGAAAATAAAACAGCAATTATAATACCACTAAATGTATCATAATTTCCCCCAGAACTATTAATACCTGGTAAGTTTGCCATTAAATTTTTAACTAAATCATTATTATATAATATAAATAATACAACTAAAATTAATACTTCTTGAAAATTAGTAGATACATCCATCGAACCGAATTTTTCTTTAATATTATTAATTGTGGATGGTTGTTGTTGCATAGCTTGTTGTTGTTGCATAGCTTGTTGTTGTTGCATAGCTTGTTGTTGTTGCATAGCTTGTTGTTGTTGCATAGCTTGTTGTTGATACATTTTAATTTGTTCAGGTGTAAATTGCTGTTGTGGTGGTTGCTGCTGATTTTGTTGCATAGCAATAGAACGTGGGTCAACACCACCAAATTGTGATCCAAGTAAACCAGGATTTTGATTTTGTTGAACTGGTTTTTTAAATTGTTCAATTGAATCGGAATATTCGTCACCCATTATATAATTATAATAATTTATTAAATTTATTTAATAATAATTACGCATAAATAAATTTAATAAATTTAATTAATTAATTTAATTTGTTTTTTTTTTATTTTTTTTTTCTTTTATATATATTATCATAAAAAAACATGGGAGGAGGACTTATGCAGCTTGTTGCCTACGGGGCCCAGGATATTTACTTAACAGGTAACCCACAGATTACTTTCTTCAAAGTTGTCTACCGTCGCCATACTAATTTTGCGATGGAATCTATTCAGCAGACTTTCAATGGTGTTTCCACTTTTGGAAAACGTTCTACTGTAATTGTATCCAGAAATGGTGATTTAATTAACTCGGCTTACCTAAATGTAAATCTACCTTCGCTACGCCCTACCCGAAACTTCATGGAATTAATTAAAACTCCATCTCCATCTCCATCTCCATCTCCATCTCCAGGTGTTGTTCCAGTTGCTAACAACGACATCACAATTGAGGATGTTGAATTAGTATGGACTAATTTTGTTGGTTTAGCATTAATTGATTATGTTACAGTTGAAATTGGTGGTCAGGAAATTGACAAACAGTATGGTCTATACATGTACCTATGGCAGGAACTAACTATGTCTGCCGAAAAAGCTCAAGGTTACCAGCGTATGGTTGGTGGTACTGATGGTGCATCTGGTTGGTTATTACTAGGCAACTCACTAGAAGAACAGCTACTAACTGTTCCACTAAGCTTCTGGTTCAATATTAATGCCGGTCTATCACTACCATTAATTGCTCTCCAGTACCACGAAGTTCGTTTCATCTTCCAGTTCAATGCTTTCGAAAATCTAGTTCAGGCTGTTGTCTGGCGTGGTCCACGTGCTGGTCACATGCTTCCCCGTTCGGAATGGCGTCTACTAAATAACCGCCCAGTCCAGCTACAGAACATTGACATGTTCATTGACTATATCTACCTAGATACCGATGAACGCCGTCGCTTCGCCCAGATGTCGCACGAATACCTAATTGACCAGGTTCAGCATAATGAAACAACTGTCAGCCTCGAAACTGCCGAACGTCTATCTCAGCGCCTAACATTTAATCACCCTTGCAAGGAATTATTCTTTGTCTTCCGTCGCGTTGATAATGTTGAAAATAATGATATCTTCAATTTCTCGTCTTTCCCAGCTGGTGAAGAAAAATTAGGTGGTGATTTACTACAGACAGCTGCTCTACGCCTAAATGGTCACTATCGCTTCAATCCTTCGCGTGGTCCTCTCTTCTTCCGTCAGTGGCAGCCATTCATCCACCACACCAGAATCCCCGATTCTAACTTATATGTCTACTCGTTTGCTCTACGCCCAGAAGAACATCAGCCATCGGGTACATGCAATTTCTCGCGTATTGATAACACCATTCTAGAATACAGCCTAGACACAAGTCCCGAATACACATCGCCAGTTCTACCTCTCGTTAAACGCGATAGACCCTCGACTGGTGCTCTCCTCAATGTCTTCGCCCGCAATTACAATGTTCTACGTATTATGTCGGGTATGGGTGGTCTTGCTTACTCCAATTAAGTATCTGATTGGTTTTTGGTTTTGGTTTGGTTTGGATAATTGAATATAAAACAAAAAAATAGATTTTTAAAATTAATAAATTTAATTAATTATAATAAGTACTATATGTATAAAATTTATTATAATTAATTTATCAAGTTAAGAGATAATACAATTTTAAATATTTAATTTTTCTTTACTCGTATATATAACTAATCTATGATTAAAATTAAATAATTGATTTATAACTTCTTTTATTTTAGTAATTGATATATTATCCAAAATATTTAAATACTCTGAATAATTCAATATTTTATAATTTTTATTATTAAATATATTATTTTGTATTTGTTCTTTATAAAAATTCTCTATAATATCTTTACTATTATTTAAATAACTATATTTAAGTTTTTTAACAATACCGTTTACATTATCTTTATTAATTTCATTTTTACCATTTTTAATAGTTACTAATATATTCATTAATTTATTATATACTTTTATCGCATTTTTATTTTCTACATTAACTTCAATATTTGTTATATGACCACAATAAGAATATTCACTCTGAACATTTAAACTATAAATTAAATGTTCTTTTGCTCTCAAAATTGACATTGTATAATCATTTATATATGATATTGCAATTTTAATATATGTTAGTGTAACAATATCGGTTGATAAATTTGATGGAAAAACAATATAGAATAATGTATTTGATAAATCATTGTTTTTAATATAATTAATTGAATTATTAAAACTAAAACATTTATTAAATGAATTAATAGGTTCAATTTGATTTTTATTAGGTAACAATAAATTAAATTGATTAACTATTTCAAATTCATTAAAGTCACCAGTTATTGTAAATAAAATTTGATTGTAATGTTCATTGAAATATTTTATCAGTATATTTTCATTCAATTTATCTAAATTGTTAATCTGTAATTTATAATTAAAAAAATGTTGTTCACCATAATAATTAAAAAATTTATTTGCAAATAATTTGTGAACTTCTATCATTCCAGAATTACTTGCTGTTAATAACTCATTTATAATAGCTTTTTTTTCTTTATTAATAATATTATTATTAATATTATTTGTTGACAATGTTGTATATATAATATATTTAATCATATCGTATGTATCTAGTGTTAATCCAGAATTATAATATTCTATATTTTTAAAACTTGTAGATGCATTCATTAATATACCATTTTTATTCATATGTGATATACAGTCTTTATTGTTACATTGTTTATTCCCATTAACTAATACATGTTCTAATAAATGATTTATACCTAAATTATCTTTGTTTTCATGGATATATCCAGTATTAATATTGCTTCTGACAGTAATAGTATTATTTGAAAATGGGATTAATAATAAATGATATCCTTTAATATTTAATAATTTATATTCATTAAACATTTATTTATTATTATCTAGATTTATTTAATTTTGGAATAAATAATTTAAATTTTAAAATATCAATTTAATAATTTAAATCTATTTAAAGACATAGTGTATATATTATTATGGTTCCATAGCTCAGTTGGTCAGAGCACACGGCTGTTAACCGTGGGGTCAAGGGTTCGATCCCCTTTGGAACCGTTTAAGAATATTTTATTGAAAAATCTTCTTAAATCAATACAATACAATACAATATATAATATAGTTTATTATTATTACATTTTTTACAATAATTTTATATCTTTAAAATTTATAAATATAAAATTATTGAAAATTGAAAGAAATTAAAATGCTCTTTATTCACAACCTTGTTCTTGCTTCGTGCACATATACTTGCCATCACATTTTAGTTAATACAGAATTAATTATGGATAAATTAGAAGAATATAAAAATCATTTTGATTATCTTTTATTTAATTCAGACATCAAGTTTTTGATTCCACCTAGTTCTCCACCAAGTCCATTAAGTCCTCCAATGTCCGAATACATTGATAATGAACAATATATATATAATCACAATTATTATAATCCAATTATTAAGAATATAATAGGTGTGATGATAACAGCTATTGTAATGTGTTTTATTATTTATCTTACGTGTGTGTTTTTTGCTATGTGTTGTATGAATAGAAAACAATTATTGTAAAGAATTTAATTCGAATATTCATGACTTGGACTTTCAACTACCTTTGTGTGTACCATGTCTTCCATGATTTCTGATGGTGTGCTTGTTTCTGCTGAATTTGGACAATTACCTAAAATTTCATTTTGAACACTTTCACTTGAAAATGCATTTGGTTCTTCACATTGTTCTTCACATTGTTCTTCACATTGTTCTTCACATTGTTCTTCACATTGTTCTTCACATTGTTCTTCACCAATATTTAATGTTTCAATTTTAATACCAGTGTCTTTACTTTCTGGTTCTGTTTCTGTTTCTTCAGTAATACTATCTTTTAATTCTTCTAGTTCTAATTTATTTTTTTCAATGTTTTCTTCATTTTCGACTTTAATATTTTCCATTAGTTCACGCTTTCTCTCTTCGAAATACATTTTACTCTTTAACTGGTCTTCACGATGACCACCAAGAATCTCATTTAATTTTTTATCAACATGAACTTGTTCTAGAAGTTCTGGGTCAGGAGGAACAAGAAGCCACTTGTATAATTCTACAACAAAAATATCAAAAGTATCATCAAATTTCTGTAGAATTTCAGCCTGTTGTTTAGCATCTTCTAGTTTTTCATATACTCCTTTAATTTTTAGGCACACAGAGTCATGTTTTTGATTTCCAGAAGGTGCTACAATAGAAATTAATGCGTAATTTTGACCAGGAACAGTTGTAGAATCTGTATCTACATTTTCATCAATAGTTAAACTTTTAATTTTCTTTTCAACTGCTTTATCAATTTCAGCTTTTTTATCAGCATTTATATCTTGAAATAGTGGGTCAGATTTAATATCATAATCACTTTTTTCACCAGGATGTTCATTTCCACCACCTTGTTTAATTAACCGTGAAATTTTTTCTTGTTCATTTTTATCTTTATTACTTAAAGTTGACATTTCAATTATATTTTTAATTATAAAAAATGTTTAAATACTTTTATAAAATAATAAATTAGATACTTGCTTTAAATTCCCAATTTAATTCTTTACATATGTTTCTCCATATTTTTTCTTGTTCGAACAATTTTTCCCTACTTTTTAATAATGGAAAATATATTAAATATTCGGTTTTATTTAATATTTGACAAAATTTATGTAATGTATAAGAATAACTTAAAAAATTTTTACGATTTTCGGGACAATGTTTTTGAAATGGTTCTTGAATTAAATCAAATAAATTAAGTAATATTTTTTCAAATTCAGGTGTAATTTTAAGTTGCGGACTGTTTGTTATTTTTGAAATAATATTAGGAATATGTTCATAATATTTATTTAGCTTTAGTTTTTTTAAATATTTTTTAATTCTTTCTGAATTAATTTTATCCATTTCTGTAATTCTTTCTTTTTTTATTTCAATTAATAATAAATTGATGACAGTATCTGGTATATTTGTTACTTCTTTTGCTTGTAACTGATTTAGCCATTCTTTAAAATGATTTTTTCTTTGATATGAAAATGTTTGAGCACTTGGTTCTATTAATATAATATCATTATAATTAATACTATTTATACTTGTATCTATATAATTTTCACAGCACCCACAATGAATACATATTTTTTGTCCAGAATCAAAGGTAAAATTAGTATTATTACAATTTTTACATTTATTAGAATTATCCTTGTCTATAACTATATTTTTAAAGCATTTATTCATATAGTCATTATATATTTGACCTTTTTTAGATTGTCCTTTTTGATTAATATATTTTAATATACCACTTTTATTGTTTTCACTTTTATTGTTTTCACTTTTATTGTTTTCACTTTTATTGTTTTCAATTAAATCTTCATTTTCATTTTCATTTTCATTTTCAGATTCATTTTCAGATTCATTTTCATTTTCATTTTCATTTGAATAAGATGAATATTTTGTTGTATTTGTATTTAAACTTGATTCATTTAATTTATCTAAATCTTCAATATTTTCTATAAATTCCCAAGCTTTACATATATAATCCATTGCATCATAATTGCTTTCTATATTTGAAATTTCATATTTTAATTCTTGAATATTATTATGTACTTTTAATTGTTCAGTTTTTGACGAATGATTATTACATAGTACATCATAATATTGTTCTAATTTAGTTAGTCTTTTTTTTTTACTATCTAAATTTGAAATTTCATTTAGTATTTCTTTCATTTTTGTATCATGTACTTCTTCTATTGTTGAACGAGTGTCATTATGTATTTTTTTTTTTGATAATTTAAAATCATTCATTATGAATTAATAATTATAATTCATAAAATCATTTAAATACTTTTATATATTTAAAGACTTTATATAAAATGCAATTTAATTTAATAATAAATTAAAATTTAAATATAAAAATATTAATATTATTAGTAAATATGGTTGATTATAATGTAAATGTTTCACCGTTATTAGCACAATATAATAATACAAATCAGAATCATTCACCACTTATTAAAGCAGATGATAATACAATGAATTCATTATCAAATATAAGAGGTTATGGTAAATATGACCCTGCTCCTCAATTTCCTCAATCTAGAGATAATGGACACGCATTTTCTAATATAAAACCGACAGTTGAACCAACTTATTCGCAAGTATTTGATAATTTAGAACAACAACCATTTGGTGCAGTTCAAACAGAAAATTCGTGGAATAATAATATGAACAATGAATTAAAATTACCTGGTAATGAAAAAGGAGGTGTACAATCTAATTATGAATATTATGATGATTATCAAAGATGGGCATATAATGCAGTGCGAAAATCTGACCCATATTTACTTCCTTTTTATTTTTCAAAAATTAATGTAAATTTTATACAAAAAAAAGTAGTTGAAACAATTAAAAAAGAAAGAGGTATAGAAATTAATACATCGCAAGATACTGAAGGATTATTAAATATAATGTTAAGTAATTATACACATGCTTGGCATAGTAGAGGAATTATTGGAAGTAATAAATGTGCTACAAAACCAAGTGAAGATCCAAATACATATTTTTCCAATATATTAGCGAAATTAAATCAATATACAATTCAACAATATGTTAAAATGGTATTATCAACTTTAAATATAACAGAATATTATATTCGTGACATATCTAATTTACCCATGCCGTTATCTCAACCAGTTCCAACCAGTAATAAAGGAATGAATCAGTTAGGTTTTGTAGGTTTTTTTGAAGATAACCATGAATTTACACGTAATATAAATTCATTTAATACACGGAATGTCTTGCCTGGAAAAATAAATTAATTTTTCGGTTTATAATTAAATATTTTATTTAATATTTAATCAGTTTAATTTATATCAATTAATTTTATAATGATAGAAAATAACAGCGAAATTTTAGCTGAAAATGATAATAATATAATAGTAATTAAATATAAATATCTAAAATTAGAAAATTTAGTTAATATAAATAATAAATTGTATTATGATAATTTATTATTTAATCTTCAAACACCCGTTTTTAATAATTATAATATCATTAGCATGTTTGGAACTAAATATTTAAAATTAAACGTGAATCTAGCTAAAATTAAACATGTTAAATTTTTAAATATAGTTGAAACTATAGAAAAAAAAATTAATAAAAATATACCGATTAAAACACAAATAATCAAAGATAATACAAATATATCATTAAAAATTAAATTAAATAGTAATTTAAAATTATATAATAAAAATAAAATTGAAATAACTGATTTACTATCAAAATGTAAAATAATTTTGTTACTAAAATTTGAAATAAACGAAAATTATTATTCAATAATATGTAATCAAATATTGGAATTATAATATTCGTATAAATTATAAAATAAAATTAATTAAATGTATTAAAATGTCGAATTCAAGAGATATAAATATTTTTATACAAGATTTAAATTTAAAAGAACAAGTAGATACTGACCTCGAAAAAATTAAAATTGTAACACCAATTAAAAAAGATGATATATATTATTCAGATATGGATATAATTCTACAAAGTCCCAGACTAAAATTAAACAAAACTAACAAGAAATTAAATAAAATAACTGTTAATTTAGATAATTCGTTGGAAGAATTTTTAAATAAATTTGATGCAAAAATTATGACATTATTATCTGATAGTTCAAATGAATTATTTCAAGAATCAATGACATTAGATGAAATTGAAGATATATATAAATTATCATCAGATAGTACAAAACATGGTGGTAAATTTAGTCTAAATATGAATAAAAGATTAGTTATATATAATAAAAATAAAAATATATTAGAATTGTCTGATTTAGATATTGATGATGAAATTATTTGTTTAATTAAATGCAGTAAAATTATTTATTACAAAAATTATTGTAAAGCTTATTGGGAAGTTTTACAAATTAAAATTAAGAAAAAACATGTTAATGAAATTGATACAAAAAAATATATTATAAGAAATGATGATAATGATACATACAATTCGGATGACGATAGTAGTTTTCTATTGAAAAATATTAAAATTAAGGAAAAAACAATCACTAAAACCGAAAATGATAATGAAAATGAAAATGAAAATGAAAATGAAAATGAAAATGAAAATAAAAATGAAAATGAAAATGAAAATCAAATGTAAATAAATAAACAAGTTAAAAATTAATTAAAATTTAGTTAATAACTAAATAATTTAATAAAATTAAATATATTTAATTAAATTAGTTTTAATTTATAAAAAAAAAATATATTTAATATTATTAAAAACAAAATGTCTAGTTCAGGAAATATTTCAGCCATTGCTATTATTGGTTTAACTGCACTATTAGCTATTCAATTAATGAAAGACCAGTATATGGTATCGGAAGGTTATCAAGAGCATTTCGGTGACAATGCTGCACCAGTATCTAATGATAACAATAATTTCACCTTTAGACCTCAGGGTAATCGCCCACAGAATGTACAGCAAAACATTAGACCACTAAACCCAGACTTAAACAATGTATCAAAACATGGTTCAGAACCATTCGGTCAAGGTGGTGATTTTTTTACTCAACCATTAATATCAGATAATGCTTCTGCTAATGGTCATAATATGACACCTGAAGCATACCGAGTTTATATGGCACAGATTTCGGCTGCTACACCATCAATGCAAAATTTCAATGCTATTTCAAACTCAGTAAATGGAACAAATGAAATCCCTGGTCCAGGTAATTTCATAGACAATGTAGCTACTTTAAATTCTCAAGAATTAACTGGTCGTGCAGCTGATTTATCCTTATGTGCACAAAATATGTCAACTATGGCATCTGGTACTGGACAATCTGGTATTGCATCAACTCTATTACCAAATGGTGGACAACAATCTGGTACCGTTGAAGGTTTTTCTGATTGTAATGTACAGAATGTATTAGCTAACCAGACTTTCTTATCTGCGCGGTCAGGTGGTGTAATTGGTACAGATACTGTAGCTGGTTCATTAAGAAATGCTAATCAGAGTCTTCGTTCTGAACCACCTAATCCAATGCAGTATGTTGGACCCTGGAATTTAAGTACAGTATATCCTGATTTATTAAGACGTCCATTAGAAGGTTGTGGTCCATCGTTTGGTTTATATGGTAATGGTCCAAATGGTGCCCAAGTTCCCGTTAAAATGCAGAGTGGAATTTAAATACAAATAATTGAATATAATTCATTTAAAATAAATATTAGATAAAATTAATCTTTTTTAATTTAAAGTATTAATTTTATTTAATTTAATAAAGTTTAATGAAAACTGTTAATATTCATAATGAAACATCACCTGATAACTCTTTGATTTTAAATCATAAGGAAATAATAGAATTTATTAAAGAATCAGCGCAAGAAATTTATAATACACTTGGTTCTGGATATAAAGAACATATATATGTTACAGCAATGAATGTTCATTTACATTCTCATGGTTATTTATTTAATAATGAAGTAATTGTACCAATTATATATAAAGATATACAATTAGGTTATGAAAGAGCTGATACAGTTATTTATAATCCATGTAAAATAATATTGGAATTTAAATCACAAAATAATAAATTATCAAATAAAGAAATATGTCAATTGCAAAAATATCTTAAAAATTACAATAATGGCGATTTTGAAATTGGTATATTATTAAATTTTAATAATAATTTAGAATTTATTATTGTTGATAAAGAAAATAAATTAATTGAATGAATTTATTATAATTTGCATTCTGCTGATACAAATGGTGCTGAATATTCTATTTTTGATGGAAGTTGAATTTTTAATCTGTATTTATTACTAGATAAATATTTAAATAACATTTCATCTTGTGATTTATATTTTTTATCCCATTGTGGTGTATCATTTTTAAAAAAACTTATATTGAATATTTTCATATTTAATATATTATCTGGAATATCCTTTAAATCAATAGGTTTAATAATAAATTCTTTACTTTGAATTTTCTTTTTAGCTAATTCGCCAAGTTTTATAAGACTTAATATATTTAAATTATTAACTAATTTTAACCAGTCATGTACAATATACTCCGCTTGTTGTAAACCAAAATTTTGTAAGAAAAATCCATTAAATTCATCTTTTAAAGATAAACTTGGTTCTGATTCATTTATATACATTCTATGTTTATGAGTTAATTGAAATATTTTTTCAATGTTATCAATTATATTTTTTAATATGATTGGAATAGTTTTTCTTTTCATTTTAAAATATTCAATAAAATATTTATTGACTTCCATAATATATGTTCCTTCTACTGCAAAAACAATATGACATAAATTACCATTAAATGCAAATTCTATACTTCTTGCTAAATCTTCTCCAGAAGGCCATCCCCAAATGGTTTTAGCTTCAACATAACAAGATAATGGATGTGTATGAAAATTAATTATAGCATTTGGAGTTACAACTGAATCGGAACTACCATTTTCATATTTAATATCTTTTATTGTTTTCTTATTACAAGTTTTATCTGGTTTACAACTGTGGTCAATAAAATCTATATCACCAGCAGATTCGGTATCTGAATATAATAATCCTGTAAATTTATCATTTGTTAAATTACCAATTAATGATTTCACGATATTTTTTTTAAAAATTGTCCATGTAACAATAGAATCATTTTTAATTTTGCAAATATTAGACATAGTTTAATTTATAATTTAAGTTATAATAATATTATATTTTAATTTTATGGTAAAATTTACAAATTATTAAATAAATATTAAATATTAATCATTAATGAGTAATTCATTAAATGTTGATGTTCTTGTATCAGCTAAAACTGAATATACAAATCAGTTAGTATATTTATTATCTCCAGAGATATATATTGTTATCTCAAATATATATAAAGAATCACAAAAGAAAAAGAAAAAAAGAAGTATTTCACTTAGAAATTTTCAATTACAACTAAAAGCAATTCCTTCTTGGAATAATATAACCGTAGAAAATCACATAAATCCAATAAAAGGTAAAATACCATATTTATTAGATTTAATAACTGCAATTTTTATAAGTCACATTAAAGTATTATCTGCAGTAAGATTAAGAAATACAGAAAAACCAGTTCAGGTTAAAGTACCAAATTTAGAAATATTTTTACATAAAATTATAATTACTATCGCAGAAAAAATATACTATGATCCAAAAATAATACTAAAAACAAAAGAAGAAATAATTAATATTATTGAAAATATTATTGAAGATTCTATTCGTAATCAGATACCATTAGATAAAATATTAACAGAATATTTAGATGGGGTTTTTAATAGTGAAAGTGATAATGCCTTATCTCTTAAAACAATTGAAGGTAATGATAAAATATTAGATGAAAAAGAAGATTTAGATGAAGAAAATTCAGATAAAGAAGATTCAGAAGAAGATTCAGATGAAGAAGATTCAGAAGATAATGAATCACATGTAAGTTTAAATCATGATGATGGATATAAACAAATTATACCAACTCGACCATTATTAGGACAAAGATTCGAAAATAAAAAAATAAGTCCACAAATAAGTCCAGAAATAAGTCCACAAATAAGTCCAGAAATAAGTCCAGAAATAAATATGAATGAATCATTAAAACAAAAAAAAGTATTATTTGGTGATGCTAAAGAAAAAACCAAAGAATCAGATGATGATTCAGATGAAGAAGACTTAGAAGAAGACTTAGAAGAAGACTTAGAAGAAGACTTAGAAGAAGACTTAGAAGAAGTCTTAAAAGAAGACTTAAAATAAAAATTAAACAATTATGATAGATAACTAAATATTATTTTATCAAATTTAAATATTTTTAAAAGATAATGGAACATAATATAAAAGATTATTATAGAGGATGGCCACAAAATGGTCTATATGTAAATAAATTAAATGAAATTAAATCTTATTTATTTAATTATTTAAACAATTTTCCTAAATATAAAAAATGTACAGTTATATTTGATATTGATGATACATTGGTATATACAAATCCTGTAAATATTCATAATGAAAAAGATTATAAAGTTCCAAATACTGAAAATTTAATGATTTTTAAAGGTATCAAACAAATAATAGATGTAGCAAAGTTATGTAAAAAACTTGGTTATTATATAATTATTATAACTGCACGACCATATGCGTCTGAAATTTCATCAATTAAAAATTTAGAATATTTAGGAATTAAATATGATGAACTTTATCATAATCAATATTATCCAGATTTAACATTTAAAGTTAAACTTAAAAAGACTTTAGCTAAAAAACACAATATTATATTATCTGTCGGTGATAATTGGTATGATATACAGAATTTAAAAAACTGTTTGTGTATTAAATTACCAGACCCCTCAAATCCAAATGCTTATTTTACATTCGACAATCAGCGTTATTATATTATATAAAAAAAAATAATAAATACTAAATAATAAACTATAAATGTTTACAGATACAGTTAATTCCGCAATTAAAATACAAGAAAAACGTTCAAAAAGGGATTCTACTGTTAAAGAAAAAATATTATCAATGATTAAAGATAAAATAGAAAATTCTTCAAATCGTCACAATCAAACAAACTGTATATTTACTATTCCAACGTTTATAATTGGTTATATACCGTATAATGTTGAAGAAATGACTATTTATGCAATGAAAAAAATGATTAAAGATGGTTTATATGTTATTAAATTGAATAATGAAAATTTATATATATCTTGGCATGTTAATGATTTACATCGATTAAATAAAAAAACGATAAAAAAAACTGATTTTCAAAATTTAGAAAAAAATAATAAAAATAAAAATGTTAAAAATATCAGTTTTGGCAATAAAACTTCAAATATAGATTCACTTGTTTTGAACTTTGCCAATAAAAATAAATTATAAATGATATATATATAAACGTTAAAATAAATATATTTATTAATTTAATTAAACTTAAAAGAAAAATTAAAATTAAATTAAATTAAATTAATGATAATTTTGTCATTTGATGTCGGTATTAAAAATTTAGCTTATTGTATATATGATTCTCAGTTAAAAGTAATATTAGATTGGTTCGTTTTAGATTGTTCAGTTGCAAAAAATGAAAATAATGTTCTTAAAATGATTCAAGAATTAGATTTTAATTCACAATTGTTAAATGTTGATTTAATTTTAATAGAAAAACAACCTTCTTTTAATCCACAGATGCGTATTATTAGTAATTGTTTATATGTATATTTTACAATTCGTATTATTTATGAACAAGAACGTAAGATAAGGATATTATATTATTCACCAAAGAAGAAATTAAATTTATGTCTAGAAACAGATAGTTATCAAAAAAATAAAGATATATTAAAAAAACGCGATAAAGTTTCAAGAGCACAAAGATATCGTAATAATAAAAAAGCAGCTATTGAACAAACAGCTATAATATTAAAAGAGTCAGAATTTAATAATAAATATTCTGATTATTATAATAATTCTAAAAAAAAAGATGATTTAGCAGATTCTTTTTTACAAATACTTTCATTTTTAAGTTAAATATTCATTTATAATTTATTTAAATTTAAAATTTCATCAACAGACATATTTGATTTATTATTGTCAATTATTTCTTGAACTGATGGTCGTCTATTATATTTCGCTTCAAAATTTGTTTTAAAATTATTAATTGTTTCTCTTTTTTCATCATTTTTTTGTTTAATTTTTAATAAATTATTAATATTTTCTTGTTCTTCTTCCAATACTTGTTGTTCAATATCATTTGTATAAACAGTATCTTTAATAGAATACAATTCATCAAATATTTCTGGTTTATTTAATTCACTTAACATTTGTTTTTTTTTATTAATTTCATCTTTTGATTTACCCTTTGTTAATTTTTTATTAAATAATATTAATATATCTGAATCTATACTTGGACTAGTTTCCATTAATCTATCATATTCATCTTTACAAGATTTAATAAAGAAATTAACATGTATTCTTTCCGCTGGAGCTTTTAGTAATTCACTCTTAATATTCCTATAGAATTTATCCCAAGATAAACTAGCTATACGATGACCTTCAGCTAATTCATTCAATTTTAAAAACTGTGAAATTGTAGTAATTACTCCAGCTAATATATTAATACTACCAATTGTAATTGTATATAGACTTTGAAACTCTTTTGGTATTCTCTCTAAGGCAAAGTTACCTGTACCGGTTAATGTAGACATAATAATAACTGGAATTGTATACCAATTTCTTTTATTATTATATTTAACTTGTGACTGAAAATGTAACCATTTATAACAATTAGCTTTATCAGCCCAATCGATTAATATTTTTTCATGATGTGCTTGCCATGGTATAAATGCGGTATGACTTGTTTCTGAGCCAGTATCTTCATTCATTAATTAATTTATTATTAATATTTATTTATTTATTAATTTATTTATTAATAATTAATTAATGGATGAAATAATTAATGACTCTGTCTCGTTTAATATATTAAAATTAGTTACGATTGACATTGAAAATTTATTAAATAATATAAATACTAAAAATGATTATATTAAAAAAATATATCAAAAATATATACATAATAATAATTTGACAGATGATTCAAAAATAAGTTTAGATATATTAAATTATCAAACAGAATTAATTGAAAATGAAAATGAAAATAATACAAAAATGTATAAAAATTTTATAAATCATATGTATGGTCACTATTATAAACTACATAACAAATACATTTCATATATAAATGAAATTTCTAATGAGCATGACTTATTAATTAAATGTAAAAATTTTGCAGCATTTGTTGATTTAGATGATACAATAAAATTTAATATTGATGATTGTGAAAATATATTTAATGCTATTCGTGATTATAATGTTTTAGTTCATGGATTAATTAAAGTTAAAAATCAAGAAATTTTAAATGATAACCAAACTAAAAATAGTGGAATATTTTTAAATAATTATATTAATATTAAAACACATGATGTGAATTTAATTGAAGAAAAAATAAATTATTTTATAGGTGAACTTTTTAATTTTTTTAATTTTCATTATAATTTTATTAATCGCATGAAATATAAATTATCTTTGGAATTAAAATATATAGATAATAAAATTAATTCAAATATTTTATATAATAACAATAATAATAATAAATTTAGAAAATTAATTAAGAAATACAATGAAAATTTAATAAAATACCAAAATGAAAATGAAAATGAAAATGAAAATGAAAATGAAAATGAAAATGAAAATGAAAATGAAACTTTTATAAAAAAAAAAATTTTAATAATTAACTATCCTCGTTTTTATAAAAGTTTATGTGTAACAATATTAAGTTTTATTTTTTATAAATTTAATTTTAATTTAAAAAATAATTAAAATATTTAATTCTATTATTATTTAAAATGTCTTCACAAGAATTAAACGCAGATGCTAAACAAGCTCTAGCTTCCGCTCAGTTAGCTGATTTAAAAAAACAGGTAAATGCTGGTTCGTGGAATGATAACATGGAAGAATTAATTAAAACATGGGGTGAAAAAGCAGCTGGTCTTCGTTTTATGCATCAGCACTCGGGTGGTATATGGAAAAAATTTAGCGATGAATTATCATTATGGAGTATTGGTATTACAACACTAACATCAGCTGTTTCTTTAGCAGCTGCCAGTATTGATGATAATGAAAGTAAAAATATTGTTTTATATATTGTTGGTGGTATCGGTGTAATTTCAACTGGATTACAGAGTATTAAAAAATTCTATAGCGCTGAAGAAAAAGCCGCCGATCATAGTTCTATTGCTAAACAGTTTGGTTCTTTATATCGTTACATTACATTACAGATGACACTAACCCGTTTTGATAGATTACCATCTGATGAATTATCTGAATATTGTTTAAAAGAATATGAACGTTTACAATTAGAAGCTCCTAATATTGCCGGCACAAGTGTAACATTATTTAAAAATAAATTTAAAAATAGTCCACAAGCCGTTCCTGATATTTGCGAAGAAGAATATTGTGTTAAAGTTTACCGTGAAAACGAAGTAAACGCAGTAAACGCAGTAAACGATAAATCTGTAAAAACTTTTGATATTGAAGTTGTCAGTTCATCTGATTAAATTTTATCTTCTGCCAAAAAATTGTCTAATATTTGGTGATAAATTTGAAGGTTCACTAAATATAAATTCATCTTTATCTGATAACTCATCGATTATTATTACGATTTCATTCACTATGTTTTTACCAATAAAGATTTCACGATATTTTTTTATAATTGCATTTTTGAGCTCACTATTTTCATTTTCAATTGTATGATCAGCTAATTGTAATAAATTAGCTCTGGATGTTCGAATCTTTTCGGACTCAGGTACTAACCTAAATAATTCATTATTTATATCGATTATTTTAATAATTAAGTTGTTTAAGGCACTCATATTATTTGCGACCCTATCATTATAAGAAGATTCCATAAAAATATTAATCTTAAATATTAATCTATTATGCAAAGTTTGTATATTTTCAGACATTTAGTTTATTTATTATTATTAATTAAATAAAATAATTTTAATAAATAATAATAAAAATATTTTAATTTTTTTTAAATGTTTTTTTTAATTGATTGTTATTTATTTTAAGCTTTTTTAGCTTTTTTAGCTTTTTTAGCTTTTTTAGCCATAGCGTTTTTGATAGCAGCTTCACTTAGATATACTTTATTATTACGTTTCATGTAGAAAAACCCTCCTTTAGTACCCTGGAATAATTTTTTAGTTTTACCTTTAATAGTAATATTTCCGACATGTTTTACAGTTTTTCTTGGCCGAGCACCTTGTCTTTTACCAAACTCTGATAACATCATCTGTTCAAACATTTGTTTACGTACTTCTACTTCGTCATCTGGATCATCATCTGAATCGGCTACAGATTCTTCTTCAACCATGGCTCTTGAACTACACGGACCTGAACCTTTAGCATATCCACGATAACCTTTTCTTACTGGAGCAGGTATTTTCATAAAATCAGTATTACATTCGGGGTCTAATTCTTCATCGTCGGATTCTTCATCATCGGAATCGGCTACAGATTCTTCATCATTCGAATACCGCTCTTGTAATTGTGATCTTAATTCTACTAGTTTATATATCTCTGGCTGATCATAATCTCCCTCTTCATATAATTTCATAATTTCTTTATTAATTTCATAAATTGCTTCGTGGACGTTTTGGTTTGGCTGTCCAGGAGGAGGTAGATCATCTAATAATTCTTGAATTTGTTTTGGAACTTTATATTTATCACCAAGTTTATCACCAGGTTTATCACCAGGTTTATCGTCCATCAATGGTGGATATTCGTTTTCTAAATCTGATCTTATTTGTATTAGTTTAAATATCATTGGACTATAATGTTCAGAATCTTGCTTTTCTAATTTTATAATTTCTTTATCAAGTGCATCAATTGCGTCATCAACTTTTTTGCTTGGAGTTCCAGGAGGAGGTAAATTATTTAATAATTCTTGAAGACTTAATGGTATATTATATGGTTTACTACCTGGTATATATTGTGGAACATCATCTTCAAATAAATCTTTTGTTTTTTTAACAGTATATGCATCTCTAACAGTATCTAAATTATAGCCATGTTCTTTAATTCTCTTTTTAAGTGTGCTTTCGCTAGCTAATTTTTGTTTTTTACCTGCTTTTACCTTAGAATGAGAATATTCATCAATACCATGTTCTCTGGCAAATTTTCTTAATTTAGCAAGTGTTAATTTTGGTTTTTTAGCTTTCTTTGGAGAAGCCTTAGTTGGTTTTTTAGTTCTCTTTGGTGTAGTTTTAGTTGGTTTTTTTACCATAACAACTTTAGTTGGTTTTGTTAAAAATTTTTTCTTGATCTGACCGAGTGTTTTAGCACCCTGACTTTTATATGTAATAAATAAACGACCGGTATCTTTATCTAAACGAACAGTATGCATTTTTTTGTCGGGACCTTGAACTTTTTGCCCTGCTTTAATTTTAGTACTTTGAGGTTTAGCTTTTGGTTTAGCTTTTTTAACTCCAAAAAAGAATTGTTCCATTTTAATATTATTAATATTATAATAATATTAAAATTTTATTGAAAATAAAAAAAAAAATAAATTAAAAATAAATTAAAAATTAATTAAGTAAATTTAACAGCATTATTAACAAAATCAGGTGTTCCTTGTGTTGAAGTAATAGTCCCTCTTGTTTTTGCGGAGGCAGGATATAATATATTATGTTTATAGGACGAATTGTTCATTGGTATATTTAATTGTTCAGCATAACCATTTGCAATTTGTCCATATGGCGCTAAGCCATTAGAAACCCCCTTCATTGAAAATACTGACCAAATTGATTTGAAGTTAAACCATATGGTGCCATACTGGGTCTTAAACCACCAATAGAATATTTTTGATTATCTACTCTATTAAATGATAAAAATGTAGATGGTAAAGATTTGTAATGTTTATTTCTAGCCGCTTGAGTATTACCCATTGAAATATCAGACCAACTATTTAACTGTGGAATTCCGGGTTTAGACATTTGTGGTCTATTATTTCTTGGAAGTAAATTTAATGATGTATTACCGAATTTAGCTTTTTTATTGGATGATTTTAAAACTAACGCAGATAATTTTTTCTGATTTGGACATTTTAATAATCTATTGATTAAAGTAGATTTTTTAACTTTTTTACCGTCCGATTTTTTTACAGTTGATACTTTACATCCCATTGCAATTTCTGTTAATTTTTTTAATGAAAGCTGATTTAATTTACTAAATGTGACTTTTTCAGTCTTTGAAACTTTTGAAGTTTTTGGTGATTTAGTTGGTTTACGACCTAATACTTCATCCCAAGCTTCTTTGAGTGAAATATTTTTTTTGTATCTTAATTTCATTGCTTTTTTAGCTGGTGACATTTTTTTACCAAAGTATGATTCCATTTATATTTTATTATTAATTAATAAATAAAAAAAAATTAAATTTAATTATTTTTCTTTAAAAATTCATAAGTACAAAAAATAGATGAGTGATATGGCAATGAACGAATTAAATAAATTCGTATTCCTTTATAAAAATTAAAATAATTAAATTTTAAATGATGTATTATTTGAATATAACTAATATCATTATTATTCCTTTTAATAGCTCTAATTGTATCAAATGGATAAGTAATACATGTCGCAATTGTTTTTGAAATCATTGTATTTAATAATGTTTTAAACAAATAATAATTTTTATTTGTTTCATTTTCATTTATTTTTTTCTTTAGAAATTCATAAATTGGCATTTGAAAAAAAAATGACATATTAACAATATAAGTTGGTATTAACCCAGAATAAAATGATTTAATACCATATTTATTATAATATTTTATAATACTGAAATTTTCATTTAACTGGCGATGTTGTTTTATAAAAAATAATGGTGAAACGATTGTTGATGCTAAACATGAACTAATATAACCAGCAGATATTTTATAATTCTTTTCTTTTAATTTGTTATATACTGGAAAATAAATAGACCAGAATGTAGGTATAGTTATTAATGTATTTGATATTCCCCTATATAAAAAATTAATATTATATTTATTTAATTTAATTTTTGTATCTGTTTGACTATGAACTCTAATTACATCCAATGGATTACATATAAAAGATGAAATTATTCCGCTTACAATACCAATATAAAAGTCATTCATTTACTTAAAGTTTCTGTGTTATTAATAATAATTTATATTAACTTTAAATGTCATTTGTTAAATGTTTATTAAGCATTTGTGATAAAGAATCAGTTAATATTTCAGAAAATTGCAACATTAAAAATGATATTTTAGCCAAATTATCAACATCTGATAAAATTGTAGAACATATTAATCACAATAAAGCCTTACATTTAGCTGATAGTGTCAGTAAATTGAGTACTTCGATTAAAAAAAAAGTTGGATGTATTATAATGCATAATAATAAAGTTATATCATCGGGATACAATAGAGTGCCAGATGAATTTTCTGATAAAAGATGTGAAGATAATAATGGTAAAACACATTGGTATGTAATTCATGCTGAAGCAGATGCTATATTAAAACTAAAAAAAATTGAAAATGAAAATGAAATTAAACTAAGTAATTGTACAATGTATATTACACTAAGTCCTTGTAAAGACTGCGCAAAATTAATTTATCAGGCTGGTATTAAAAATGTGATTTATCGAGATACATATAAAAATACAGATGCAATCGAATTTTTAACAAATTTAAATGTCGATATTAAATCTTCTGATGTAATTAATTAATTAATTAATAAATGATTTGGATCAATATAAGAATCTTTGCAAACCTTTGGTGTATTACCTAATTCATTTGCAACATGTTTAAGACATGCAACTTGTAATTTTTTATCGTTTGTATAATTCTGCTTATTTTTTTTAATAAAATCAATAAATATTTTATTTGCTTGATATGTTCTTATATCTTTAGTTGTTATATTATTATCTATATGTAATTTTAAAAATTCATTAATGTCGTTTGATGAAATAATATTAAATGCATTATTTTCACTTTGTTTTTCACTTTGTTTTTCATTGTACTGAAATAAAAATTCACCTGGTATTTTTAACATATTCTTAATAAATTTCAAGTGTTCTGTTTTAAGTATTTTTTCATGTATAACTCCTTTTTTCCCTTTAAAAATCAATTTATTATTACTTAAGTTTGATTTATACATTGTACATAATCCGATAGTATCATTGTCGTGTAAATAAATTTCATTACCTACACGAATGTTTAAATCAATCATTATTTGTAACATATTAGAAATTACATAAATTTTTGAATTATCATTATAATTTTTAAATTTATCTATAATTTTTTTTAATTTATCCATATTAAAATTTTGATTATTAGAATATTTAATATTGTTTGAAAACATTTTCCATAACGGATGATATATATATTGTTTTCTTTTTTTACTATCAAATCCATATGCTTGAACTTTAGATGAGTAATTTTTAGATATATGAACACCTGTCCAATTTGGAGGTATTTTTAATTTTTTAATTTTTTCATTATATTCTTTTTTATAACTTTCATTTAATTTATCAATGCTTATAAAATCATTTTCCATAAAAGATTTTATAATTATTGTTTTTAATATTTTTAATAATAATACTTAAATTATTTATTTTAATTTAAATTTATTTCCAATATTTAATATTCTAGGGTCTGTATTACATCTTCCCATAAATGCATAATTTGAATATCCATTAATATTATTCCCAAACAGATTAGATACAGGTGTTCCCACTGGTACTAATGATTCATTATTAGAACAACATACATATATTAATAAACCTATAATTATCAAAAATAATATACAACCACAACAAATTTTTAAATTATTATTATTATTATTTTCTTCTGATGACATTTATTATTATATTATTATTAACAAATTTATATTTTCTTAAAGAATTAAATTTAAAATTAAAATTAAGATTAAGATAACTTCAGATTTTAAAATATGAAAACTATTCTTTCAGATATTGAAGACTTTACTGAAAAACAAAATAAAAATGAAAATGAAAATAAAAATAATAATAAAAATCATAGTAGATTAAATTATTATGAAAATGAATATAAAAAAACCAAAGTTAGAGAAATTTTTAATTCACTATACTTATTTTGTAAAGAGAATGAAAATAGACTATCAGAACCTGATTTTAATATGAAAAAATTCACTGTTTCTTTTATTGATTTATATCATAAAAAATGTAGAATATCTAAACTTCCAATAAAAAAGACAGATTTAATTTTAGATTATTATAATCAAATAAATGAAAATGGAATAGATAAATGTTATCTATTTGAAAAACTGATTTGTAAAAAACCATCCAGAAGTATATCGGGAATTAATTCAATTACATTAGTTATGAGTCCATATCCCAATGGACAATCATTTTCTTGTAAGCATAATTGTTATTATTGTCCAAATGAACCATCACACAAAGGAAATAATTATCAAGCACAACCAAGAAGTTATTTATATCATGAACCAGCTGTAAGAAGAGCAAATCAACATAATTTTAAAGCATATGAACAAATGAAAGACCGATTGGATACACTTAGAATGAATGGTCATCCATGTGATAAAATTGAAATTATTTTAGAAGGTGGAACATATACAGAATATCCCATTGATTATCTTGAAGAATATAATCGGGATATTTATTACACTGCGAATACTTATTTTGATTCAAATAAACGCGAACCGTTCAATTTAGATGAAGAAGTTAAATTAAATCGTAATTCAAAAGTTCATGTAATTGGAAATTGTATTGAAACAAGACCAGATGCAATCGATGATTCATGGATTTTACATTTTAGAAGATGTGGAGTAACAAGAATTCAATTAGGAGTTCAAACTACACATAATCATATTCTTAAGAAAATTAATCGTGGTCATGATATTGAATGTGCTCTAGATTGTATTGAAAAATTAAAAAATTTATGTTTCAAAATTGATATTCACCTTATGCCAGATTTACCATATTCTACACCAGAATTAGATAAAGAGATGTTTGATTACACATATAAATATTTACAACCAGACCAAATAAAAATATATCCATGTGCAGTTGTTCCTTGGACTATTATTGAAAAATGGTACAATAAAGGAAAATGGAATCCATACGAACCAGAAGTCTTAAAAGATGTAATGGATTATGCACTTCATAATTGTCCAGAATGGATAAGATTGCCAAGAGTTATTCGTGATATTCCTGGATTATATATTCAAGCAGGTAATAAAACTACAAATTTAAGACAACAATTAACAGAATCAAAAGAAATTCGCTCAAGAGAAATTGAACGTCATGAAGAATATTATCATAAACCAGCTAAAATATTTATAGATAATTATAATACAGTTGAAAAGCCAAATGGAACTATTATTAATGATTACTTTATTAGTTATGAATCATTAGATAAAGTAGCACTATTTGGATTTATTCGATTAAGAATTAAAAATGAAAATGAAAATGAAAATGAAAACCAATTATTTTCATGTCTTGAAAAAAGTGGATTAATTAGAGAATTACATGTCTATGGATTTAATACTAAAGTTGGTGATACAGCTAAAGCAAGCCAACATAGAGGTATTGGAAGTAAATTATTACAAACTGCTGAAGATATTACTCAGAAACATAACTTAAATAATATAGTTGTTATTTCTGGAGAAGGTGTAAAAGAATATTATAAAAAGAAAGGATATTATGAAATTGATACATATATGAAGAAAGAATTAAATAATAATAATAATAATAATTATAAATTATTATTTTTAATAATTGACACGCTTGTATTTTGTTTAATTCTCAAACTAATGATTATTTAATGATTATTTAATGATTATTTAATGATTATTTAATTGTGATTAACTAAATCTGATATTTTAGCAATTTTAAGATTATGATTAAATGCTAATTTTTCTAATTCGTATCTATTAGCCATTTTTAATTTATTATTTGTTGTAATTTCAGATATAACCGCTGCTGATTTAAAACCAGCTAATTTACATATATATGTAGATGCTTCAGTATGACCCTGTCTAGCTTTTAATCCATTTTTATTAGCTCTTAATGGATAAATATGACCGGGATAATTGAAATTTTCTAAAGTTTTTTCTTCAGTTAATTTACGGCAAGTTAAAGCTCTATCATATGCTGATATACCAGTTGTAGTACCAATTTTATAATCTAAACTAATTGTAAATGCTGTTTGATGTGGGTCTAAATTATTATCTTCACTAATCATTAATTTTAAATCTAAGTTATCAACTATTTCTCTAGATAACGCGCAGCAAATTAATCCAGATGTATATTTAATTATAAACGCCATCATTTCAGTTGTAATATTTTCAGCTGGAAAAATTAAATCACCTTCATTTTCACGGTCTTCATTGTCAACTAAAATAATTGGTTTATTATTTTTTAATTCTTCAATAGCTTCATTTACTGTAGCATATACAGATTTATATGAATACTCTTCATATTGATGAATATTATTTATATTTTTAGTATTCATATAATTAACATTTATATGATTTGATAATGTAATTATTGGAAGTGTACTATTAATTTTAATATTGTATTTTTCTAATTTTTCTAATTTTATTTTACTATTTGTAAGTAAATTAATTGAACTAATTTTATAATGATTTAGAATAGCTTTAACACAGGAATAATCTCTATTATCTTCTGGAAGATTTAAATGACTATTAGCTTTATATGTATCTAAATTATTTGTATCTTGAATATCATAAGCTTTAATTTTATTAGCTAATCCAATACCACGTCCTTCATTTGGTAGATATATAATTAAACCTGTATTATAATTAATATAATTCATTGACATTTTTAATTGTGAATCACAATCACATTTTAATGAATTAAAAACTTCAGATGTCATACATGCATCGTGAACTCGAACATTTACATTTTCATTTTCATTTTCATTTACATTTTGGTTTAAATTTTTTAAAACAGGAATTTCTAAATTATTTATTTTATGAATATCAAAATCAAATAATCCATGTTTTGTTGGTAATTTGCACGTTGAAATAATTATACTCGTTAAAGATTCTATATTAGATATTGATATCATATTTAATATTAATGATATCATTATTTAATATTTATAATTATTAAACTCAAAAGTAAATAATTTATTTTTTTTTATTAATTATTATTTAATATTTAGTGTGTTTCTAATGCATTTATTAATCGCTTTTACAAACATCATTTACAGCACGAATACCCATCATTGCTGATAAGGTAGAAGATGATGAAGGTGTAATATTAGTCCAAGCAGTTTGGTCACCAATCCAAATATTATTTAAATTTTTAACTTTGTTTGTTTTAGGATCAATTAAACCTTTAAAATGTTGTGTTGCATGCCATACAACTTGTATATTTTTTTGTAATTGTTTTATCCATTCATCATCCGAAACTGTTATATCAATATCTTCCTCAGTTGCATACCATGTATTTGTTACAGCATTATTAACATTATTAAATCCTTCTGAATCATCGGCAACCCAGGGAATAAAACCTAATGGTCCAAAATATTCTTCTGGTCCAAGTATATTGTAATAACCTAATGATATATTTTTTAGTATATTAAATTTAACTGATTTTGGTCCATATAAAACTCTAGAATATACTTCCTTGCTTGTACTTACAAATTCTTTTTTGAATTGTGTTAATAATTCAGGTGATAATTTTGTATTTTCAAAATCGTACATTCTAGTTTTAACATGTGTACCAATTAAAGATTGTATTAATCTAAATTCTCTAGCATTACTATCTTCACTACGTTCATTAACCCATGTTGAGTTTCTATCTAGTTTGAATTCTCTTTCTAATGTACTATCATGTTCAATAATATTACCACTATTTCCTAATAATGCTGTTAATACAGATGGCTGATAAATTATAAATCCTGTAATAGAAAGCCAACCATATGGAATACATCTAACCTTCACAGATGGGGAAGATAAAACTCCAAATAATAATTCAAGTTGTACTACAAGTTCATCTTTTCCAGCTGCCCTTGCTTTTGCAATTTCAGCTGGTATAGCTTTATTTTTGTCCCATGTATAAGCGCTCCATCTAGCATATAATTTATCGCGTTCATCTTGTGTTAAACCTAGTTCTGATTCGTAATTGGGGTCTTTTATTTTATCAACATCTAAAAAGCGTTGTCCATTACCTAATAAAGCAAATTGAATATTATGTATTAAAATTTGTAAGTCTTCGACATATGGTGCATTTGTAAATATATATTCAGTACTATCAAATGAAATATCAGATAATATTCCTACTAATCTAAGAAAATGAGGATCATAATTTATATTTATAATCTGTATCATTTGTAATTCAATTGTTGTACTCTGGTGACGGGATAATTTAGTTTTATCATATAATTCGCGACCAACTACAAGGCTACGATAATTTACATCGCTACCGGGCACGTTATCAGGTTTTATATTTGTTAAGAATGATAAAACAACATTACCACAATTTTCTTGAAAATTAAATTTTGGTTTAATATTATTAAATAATTTTAAATTATCATTTGAAATTTGGTTCATTAATCTAGTTGTTCCTAATTGACCTCCTGCTATAATAATTTTTTTTGTTAATAATTTAAATTGTTTATTATTTGCCATAATAGTTTTAACATTTTTATCTACATTTAAAATTGAATTAACTTCTGTATTATAAACAATTTCGACATTTGGATTGTTTTGTTGTAATAAAGATATATAAGATGTCCAATTTTTTCGACCAGAAGTAAAAAAATTATCATTTTCAATAGTATATGATGTATCTTTAATACCAGATGATGAATTTTGTAATGCATCTTCAATATTTTCAGATAAACGAATGTAATTATTTACACTATCTTTTGTATTGGGATAAGATTCACCTGGTAAAAGTCTAACTGGTCGCTGTCTTAAATTTGGAAAGTATTTAAGATAAATATCTAATTCATTATCTAAGTTATCTTCTAAAAGACCTGTTGATACACCATTCCATGTTTCATCCGCTTTAAATACTCTGTATTCTAGAGGATCTGTTCCAGAATTACCTCCATTAATATTATTATAACCACCGACCTGTTTAACTTGCCATGAACCAAAATCAAAACCTCCTTTAGAATTATTTGGATTATCTGGATCAGAGTTATTACTAAATCTATAAGCATATATATTATCTAATTTATTACGATAAGAATCACCACCTATGTTAAAACTATTATAGCCTCCTTGAGCTATTCCTATATTCGAATTATCTTGAATTATTTTTAACATTTCATCTTTTAAATCACCAGGTGGTAAATTTTGTGGAAATGAAATCCATGATTTTAAATTTTCAAAATCGTCTTTTTGTGGACCATCTGTAATTAATACAATTTTCTCATTATTACTACATAAATTAATTGCGTGTGTAAGTGCTGTAATTCCAGCTTCTCCAGCACCTATAATACAAATATCATATATTTTATAATCAGGTGTTGTTGTAGCCCATTCTGGTGATATATTTGGTCCACGAGATATTAAATGTTGACCAACGGTTCCAGATGTATTGTTTGTTCCAGTTTTTAATGGACCGTTTAACTGTGTTTCATTATTTATTCTTATATTATTAGCAACTTCTAGATTTGTAATATGTGCTGACGATAATACAGCTGTTGAATTTTGTGACATGACTTAATAATATAATATAAATATATTTTTTTTTTATTAATTAATTTGATAAAATTAAACTCTTTTAAAATTAATTACTGGTCTTCCAATTATAGTTCTGGACTGAAGCGATGTAGCATAAGGATTAAAAACAGCACCAATCCATCTTTCAAAATTTCGTTTAATTGTTTCAAAATCACCAATATGTTCAGCTGGATTCAAATTTATACTAGTATTAAAATCTGTAAATAGTGAATTTTGAATATATACTGTACCACTTGGTGAATCATCGATTAATGCTTCCATGGCTATTCTTGCATTATAAAGCGGAGATACAACAGTACATGGATTAAAGTTTTCTAATGGTTTAAAATAACCATATATAGGATTTTGCCCCATACTTAAAAAAGTTCGTAAAATATAACTAGTATGCATAAATGATGTAGCATTTATTATATATTTATTACTGTCATTTTTTTCAACATTTAAATCTGGTACAGTAATAAAACCATTAGTTGCTTCTTGTGGACTTATATATGCAATATTATTCAAGAAAGTAAGAAAGTCTAAAGTATCAAATAAAATATTTAATTGTGGATAACTATCTGGTTCAACTGTTTTAAAATCTACATTTGAATACCAAAATTTTCTCAGTAAATCATTGTCTGGCAAAGAATAAGGTGATAATATAGAACCAAAGGATGGTATAAGTCTATTTGTATATGTTATATTAACAGCCGATAGTTTAATATTTATACCATAATTTAATAATTCTCTAAAAGTAGAAAAAATTACTGCCTGTTGTGATGTGATATAAATACCTGAACCTGGTTCTAAAGGACTCTCATCGCTAATTTGGGTAAAGCTACCTAGTTCAGAACCTGTCATAAAACCATCTGAGCTACAATGAATAACAATCGGTAAATTATTCTCTGGTGTACAATAATGCGCCATTGCTCTAGCACATATATTTGTAGCAATATTCTGACCATTCCATGGCCCATTATACTTCCCGGCAGGGTCAATATCAGAAAAACGGCTAGGTGTAGATTTATAATCATCGCTCAAATTTGCTTCATCATAATAATGACCCTCATTTGGTTGTCCAGGATGGCCAGGCATTGCTATAAAAGTTCCTCGGAAGTTTTGTAGTGTATCCGATGTTAATATATCTCCTAAATATTTTTTAACTGCACTCTCATTACGACAATCAACTGGTGTAAATATTATACGCGACATAATATTAGATTTAGTTGCTGAATCAGTTTGTCTACCTTCCCGCGGTAATGATAAAGTTTCATTACTGGGTTGTAAAAATGCATGCTTATTATAGTCAAAAATTTCTTGTGTTCTAGCACATATGTGAACTGTTGCACCATAGTATGCTAATTCGCACGCAGTTACAAAACCAGTTCCAGTTGAAGCACCAAAAATAATATAAACATTATCGGTTAAATCACCAATATCTGATAAATTTCTTAATCTATTAAAAGGTTCACTTAACACTAATTCATTTTCTATCTCATTTGAAGATTCTCCATTTAATAAACGTTTTCTTACATCATTATATTCATTTAAAGTTGGATATCTATCTAAATTACACACAAACATCCATTTAATAAGTGTAACTAGTTGGTCATTTTCACCATCATTATACATATAGTCTGGTAAAGGAGGACTACGCTTAGCTTTTAAAAATGGAAGTTCTAAAAGTTCTTGATTTGTTAACGGTTCTTGATTTGTTAACGGTTCTTGATTTGTTAACGGTTCTTGATTTGTTAACGGTTCTTGATTTGTTAACGGTTCTTGAGTTGTTACTGGTTCTTGATTTGTTAACGGTTCTTGATTTGTTACCGGTTCTTGATTTGTTAATTGACTTGAATTTACTAATAGATGATTAACTTCTAATCTATTTGCTTCTAAACGATTAAAAAATTGATTTTTTCCTAAACTTTTACTTCCCATCAAATAATATAATATAAATATTTTTTTAAATTTAATTTAATTTACATTTTCCATTTATGATTACAATTTAAACAAGTAAAATATGATGTCATTGGTTCGTCCGCCGAGCGCGTTTGCATTTGATAATAGGTAGTTTTAGGACTTTTACATTTGAAACAATTCATAATTCCATCTGGCATTTCTTCCGGTGACTTTGTATCAATATATTGAGCCATAATCTGTAATTTTAAATCCGCCCAATAATCTGGAAATAATTCAATGTGAGTCATTGTAGCTACTTCATCTGCTTTATACAATTGTTTTTTTATTTTATCTTTAACTGTTTCAGCATTTGGTGTATATGTAATATTTGCCAATATCTTTCTTGCAATTTTTAAATAATTATTTTTAAATTTTGGATTTCCCCATTTTAATTCATAATTTTTATTTTGACATATATTAATTGTTTCATTAAAAATACCTGTTTCTAAATTTAATACTATAAAATTATCTAAAGGCAATTCTAATATTTTACTAAATTTATTAATGAAATGAGAACGAACTTCATTCTTTGATGCCATTGTAAAGTTTTATTTAACCTTGATTAATAATTTTTAAATTTATATATTTAAATTGATTTAATTAATGTAAAAAAATTTATATTAAATACCCCTTGTGAGACTCGAACTCACAACCCCCAGATTAGAAGTCTGGTGCGCTATCCAATTGCGCCAAAGGGGCATTTAGTATAAATTTATTTAAATTTACCTCCAAGGGGGCTCGAACCCCTGACCACTTGATTAAAAGTCAAGCGCTCTATCCAACTGAGCTATGGAGGCTTTATACACTTAAATATGTTTATAGTCTTTAAGTAATTTTATATTATATTATTTAAGTAAATAAAATAAATTAATAATATATAAATGAACCAATTATATTTATATGTTTTAATTGTGTTTATATTTGTAATCATATTATTGCTGGGTATATATTTTTACAACATTAAATGTGAAAATTTTAAAACTAAATCTAAAATTCCTAAAAATGTATATTTAACACATAAGAATGATATCGATAGTAATATTATAAAAAATATTAAAAATTTAAATCCTGGATATAATGTTTATTTCTATAATAATGAAGATTGTAAAAATTTTTTTATAAAAGAATATTCTAATAAACCAGAATACTTAAAATTTATTAATAAATTAGAAAAAAATAAAATTGGTGGACCAATATTAGCTGATTTTTGGAGAGTAGCTATATTATATAAATATGGCGGAATATATTTAGATTCAGATATATATTTAGTTAAGAATTTTGATTATTTTATTGAAAAAGACACAGATTTTTTAACATCAAAAGGTTGGTCATGGACCCCAGATTATATATTAAATAATAAGAATAATTTAAATCCACATATTATTGCATGTTCTAAAAATGATAAAATATTAAAACAATGTTTAATTAAGTATGAAAAATTATTTAATTCAAATTTTAATTATTCAAAAATGAGTATTGTAAATATTATGCATGATTCATTTAATAAACTAAAATTATTTAATAGTAAAAATAAAAATTATAAAATACAATTATTAGAGAGTAATACTGATATTATAACTAAAATTGAATCTAATTTAAATTTTGATATAAGAACACTAACTTATAATTCGGATAAAATTTATACTAAATATAATGAATATATTATTTTTTATAATTCAAATCAAAATTATGATTCGTTAAACCATAAATATTAAATAAATTAAGTAAATTAAAGAATTTAATGCATTTGAAAATTTTATTAAAAATAATTATAATAATTTTAGTACTAATTATTGTATTGTTACATTTAGAAATTAACACATCATATGAAATTATAACTAAAATTCCTTCTTTAAAATCCAGTACATTATATGTGATATCACATGAATATGAACACAAAGATATATTTATAATATTTAATATATTCTCTAAAATTAAAAAACATTTTTATGTATTATTTGCTGATAAACCTTGGAATTATTTATTAGAATATATTAAACCAGATAATTTAACATTTTTATATGTTACATCTGGAACAGTTAATAAATTAAGTTCAAAATTAATGCTAGGTCATAATGTATTATTATTTTTATATAATCAAAATGAATCATCTGGTGTTTATCATATATATAATAATACAAATTGTAATATAAGATTAATTAAAATAAATAAAAATAATGATAAATTAATTCAAAATAATGATAAATTAATTAAAAATCATTATAATAGTTCGTATATTGAAATTTATATGAATAATTTATTTTCTAATTATAATGTTGAATTTAAAAAAATAAATAAAAAAACATTTGAAACTTTACTGGAACCGAAAATATTTATGCAAAATATAAAATACATATTAAATAATTAAGTTAAAAAAGTATTGTACAAATAAATTATACTAGATATTACAAAACTGTTAATTAAACACATTAATTCTACATCACAATTATATATATTATTTATATTTGACAATACATAATATAATATTAAAACGCATACTCCAATAATATAATCTCTTAAACTAAAATCGACTATTAATAATAAAATAACTAAAAAGATAAACTTAATAAGTATAACTATAAATTTAGTCCAAAATGATAAACCACAATCACAAAATAAAACAACAAGTATTATAAAAATATTTATAAATAAAGGCCACGATATAAATTGTTTATCTATTTTTAATGTAAAATATATAATTAGACATATTATTTCATATCCAATAATTAACGGTGATAATTGAATAGAATTATTTATTTGCAAAGAATTCATTATTTACTAATATAGATTCTTTTAAAAATTTACAAATTAAATTATTATTTAAAAATATATTTAAGTACAAATTATATTCAATAAAATTATGAAGAAGCAATTTATTGAAGAAGCTGTTTTGAATGCTCAAAAGTCTCTGCTTTATAAGGCTAATCACGGAGCCGTAGTTATTCACCGTGGTAAAATTGTTGGTCAGGGTCATAATAAAATGTGTGTTGAACATAAAAACAAGGTTAATAGATGGAGTGTTCATGCTGAAGTAGATGCCATTCATGATGCCCTTCGTAAGATTTCGCGAGAAGATCTTAAGAAGAGTACCTTATTAGTTGTACGTCTCAAAGAAGGAGGACTTAGTCTTTCTGCTCCTTGTTGTGACTGCTCTAATTACATTCAGCGTTGTGGCATTAATAGATGTTATTATTCTTGAAATTTAATTACACATTATATTATAACTTAAAATTATTAAACTTTTTAATTTAAAATGGATACATTAAATGTTCAAAAAGCATATGATTCTATCGCAAAAGAATTTTCAGATAGTCGTCCATTTACTTGGAAGTGGGTAGATGAATACATATTAAATCTAAAAAAAAATTTAGTCATTGTTGATATTGGATGTGGTAACGGAAGATTAAGTAATTATAATAAATTGTTTAATATGTGTCACTTTTTTATAGGTTTAGATATTTCTATGATGCAATTAAGCAATAATAAATATAGCACTGATAAAATACAATCATGTATGTTACAATTACCATTTGTAGATAATTCAGTAGACAGTATTATATGTATAGCATCTTTTCATCATCTAAAAAATATAGATGAAAGAAGACATGCATTATCTGAAATGAAACGAATACTTAATAAAGATAATAATAAAAAAAACACACAAAACAGTATATTATTATCTGTATGGTCTATAAATCAGCCTTTAAAAACAAAAAGAACATTTGATAAATATGGTGATACAATTGTTGAGTGGAAAATGAAAAATGGTTTAGTTATAAAAAGATATTATTATATATTTGAATTAAATGAAATTACAACATTAATTCAAGAATATTTTACTATTAAAGAATATAAATGGGATTGTGGTAATGAAATATTTGAATTAATTGTTTAAATTAATTAATTGTTTAAATTAATATTAGAAACTTGTAAATAATTTGTTTTAGTTATTTTTTTAATTTTATAATCACCATTTTCATTAAATAAATCTTGTGGGTCTTCCAATAATTCTTCACCAATTTCAATATCTTTTAATGTTTCCCATTTACCAAATTCATTAAATTTAATATTAGGATTATTATTGGTATAATTTAAATAATTAGTTAATACAATTTGATTTGGATATTTTGGTAAAACAATTAATTTATTATTATTAGATGGCCAATAATCTTCTAATATTTTTTTAATTTCATCTGGTTGATTTTTAATTTCATTTTTATCAATCATAAATGAATCATGTGCCATATATGTATTATTAAATGGATCTACTCCTTTTGGTATTTTTCTAATAGCAAATAGACCAACTCCATTAATTTCACTTGGTTGAATTTTGCAGTAAACATAATCTAATCTTTTTAAGGCTAATTTTTTATGAAGTGAGTCTTTGTTCATTTTATTTATTGTATTTATACTATTTAATGATTATATTATTTTAAATAAATTAAATGAATATTTTTAGATTATAATATAATAATAATATAAAATATGCCAATAAAAGATAAAAATGCAAAAATCAAAAATACAAAAATCAAAAATGCAGTAATCAAAAATGCATCAATGATAAAAATGATAATAGATATAATTAATCATTATAATGATACATTTTATAAATACAGAAAATTAACTGTTGAAAATTGTGATAGATTGTTAAATATATTAGATGTTATATTTTATTCGCTAGATACTTATTGTCGTTCAAATAATTTAAATAATGAGATAATTATTTTAGAAGAAGCAATAAATAATATTATATTGTTAAATAATATGAACTATATAAATAATTTAAGAAGTGTACTAATACAATATTATATGATTTTTTCTACTTGGAATAAAAAATCAATTAAAAATTTAATTGAAGATTTCAATTTAATTAAATTTTAATTTTATTAATTTTGAAATAAATTTCATTTAATTATATTAAATGGGTAATTCAAATAGTATTAATGAAACAGATAGAATGTCAAAACTTGTAGATTCACTCCTTTTAGATTATAAGTGGAATGAAAAAACTCTAACAAATTTTTATAATAAAAAAGGTGATATTAATAAATCGTCTATACCACTTGATGAAATTAAAAAAGGTTTAGAATCTATACTAAAAATTCAACAGTATATGTTACAATATTACACAAACATTAATTTAAATGAAAAGAAGATAAAAAGAATAACATCCAGAATTGGAGTTCTTGAAAGTAGTATTAAGGATCTAGATTTAAATTTCAATGAGACACAAAGAGCTAAAGAAGCTTTAAATTTTTATTTTAACTATTGCTTAACTGTGTACAATAATAAAAAAAAATTAGAGGAGCATAAAAAAAAATTAGAGGAGCATAAAAAAAAATTAGAGGAGCAATACATTAATACTTTATCAAATGTTAATTTTAATTTTTAAATTAAATGTTTATTTAAAGAATTTTTAAATTTAATTAATAATTTAATATTTTAAGTGATGAAAACATTAAATTATAAAATTATTAATCATTCAAATAATTGTTATCTAAATGTAATTATTCAAATGTTATTAAAATCTAAATATACTTGTGATATTATCTTAAATTCAAATCTTCTTAATATTAAAAATGATATTATAGAACCATCTAATTTACTTACTTTAATAAAAAATAATATAGATATTAATCGTCAAAACGATGCACAAGAAGCATTAACTTTTATTTTAGATAAATTACCAAAACTAAATACATTATTTGAAGGTTCAACCAAAAAAAAATTTAAATGTGGTAATTGTAATAAAATACGCATCAAAGAAGACACATTTATTACATTAAATATATATGAACAATCTATGGAAAAAAGTATAAAAAACATGTTAAAAGATGAAGAATATAATTTAGAATGTGAAAAATGTAAATGTACATCAAAAACACAAGTTAAAAATAATATATCAAATATAGGTAAATTATTAGTATTCTATAATATACAAAAAATTAAATTAGATATTAGTTTATATATTCAATATAATAATAATAAATATAAGTTAATTGGATATATAAAACATTTTGGTAATCAAAATGGAGGACATTACATATATTATGACACTTTAAATAATTTAGAAATAGATGATATGTCTATAAGAACAGTAAGTAGTCATAATTTAGATAATATTTATTTAATTATTTATGAAAAAAATTAATTTAGTATTAAAAGGTAAAAAATATTATGAGTTGATAGAAAATTTATTGTTTTTTATTTATTTGTTTATTGTTTATTTAACCAACTTCTTCATCTTCTTCGTCTTCTACAAGATCTTCTTCATCTACAATCTGATATCCAACTAGTTTATTGGAAGAAGATACTTTTGTTTGTACACATTTAAATGCGATTCCAAATGATGTAGAACCAACGAACCAAACACCAGTGCATTGAATAATTCCAGTTAATTCAGAACCTCCTGGGAAACAACTTAAATCTACATCTGTACCATCTTCTGATACAAGTGGGATAAGGTCTTTTTTATCATTATAAACATCAAATTGTGGAACTAGTTTATCACCATTTACTTTAACTGGAAGTTTTACTTTTAGTGTAGGTGGATATTTTTCGTTTTTCGAACGCTTAATAGCACTTTTATATAGTTCATTAACCATTTCTTCTGAATGTACTTTTCCAAACCATGACATTGCGCCTTCTCCCCGACAATATTTTTTAGCTTTATCATCAATAGCTCTAATAATTTCTGTGAATTTTTTAAGATTTTCATTTGTGGATTCTGAATTTGATAGACTGATATTAATAGAATATTTACGAGATTTTTTATCGGGAGCATCAACAATCTCTGCTCCAAATGGTGCACGGCATCGAGGTGTTTGAAGAATAAGTGGTCCAGATTTATCAGTGGCTTCATTATAATATGAAATTAGAACACTTTGGCCACCTTGGGAATTTTTCTTTGGTGTGTTGAAGGAAACGTTTTCGATTTTGAATTCGGATGGAAGGACTACGGTAGAAGACATTTGATTTGAGTTGCTTTTATTGATAATTCTATATTGCCGTAATTCTTTAAGTATTTTTGTTATTGTAAA